CGAGTATTTGCTCAAGAATATCGGAAAAGGATTCAGAGCAGAAGAAAAAAGTCGTCAACCCCCTTCTTGGATTAGTGTCTCCGGGGTGGTCAAACCTGGTGAGGTGGGTGCAGGAGTAAAAGTCCCGGGTGAGTTCACCATTCTGACTGGTACAGCGAAAGACAAGAAAGCCAAGTGCTGGGTGGGAACACAGAAGCCCTACTTCCACGAGTACTTCCTAAAAGACTCTAAGTACTTCAAGGACTGGACAAGAGTCGTGATACGAGGAGTGAGAGTTCCCAAGCTCGATCCAGACACCAAGCAGCCCATAAAAGGAAAGTACGAAATAATGTGGAGATTCATGATACCAAAGGATCAAATGCCGTACGCTCTCTCTGAGAGAGCCATGAAGAAGGGATGGAAGCCGCCAAAGGGTGTGGTTCCCTTCCCGGAGGAGTGGGCTAGAGAGAAGTTCTCTGAGCGATACGAGAAGTGGAAGGAGTACATGAAGAAGAAAGAGGCTGCCGCTCTCTCCAGAGCCAAAATAGTGATCAAAGAGCACTCTTGGATGGGCCCTGTCCACGTCAGAGCTACTCCCGTCCGAGAGTATCATCTTCTGATAGACGACGGGAAAGAGAAAGTGATGGACTTCATGTCTCTCCAGAACCCTGTCTTCGAGTTCCCTGCAGCTTTTACCTTTGAAGGGAGAGTTTCCAAGAAATGGATGGACTTTGAAGGAAAACTGAGACCAGGACAGTTCTGGAACTCTCTAAAAGAGATGAAATCCAACGTCTTAACAATATTCGAGTCCTCTGTTACACTGGAACGAGAAAAGGAGGATGGCCTGACCGTATTTTACCTTAAAATACCCAAACTTGGCTCTATCAGGCTCAAGCAGGAAGAAGCTGGCTCCGTCTTCTATGAGTGGTCGAAGGAGAGTGAGATGGAGGAGAGACAGGGCTTCTTCGTTCTCGACAAGCATTCTATGGGGGGCGGAGAGCACTACGACGTGAGATTCAAGCTCCCGGACTGGGGATATCTGATGGAGGCTACTGGGATGGAGGAAGACCCCTCTAAGAAAGAGAAAGGAGAGAGACAGAGAGTCGTTTTCAAGCACTGCTTCGACTTGGAGTGGCTGAACAAGGAGTTTAAGAAAGGAAAGAGAAAGGTTGCGGGAGAGTGGACAGAAGTAGAGAGGCTGGATCAAGGCGAATTCACTCTTCTTGAGCAGAATCCCTACTTCTGGAGCTTCATATTCGCTGGGAGAAAGCTACGTGGTTACTATGCGTTAAAGAAAGAAGGAGGAAAGTGGTATTTCTTCAAGAGTAGACTTCCTTCAGCTCTCTCAGATCCTCTGAAAGGGGAGCCTCTCTCTCCACCAAGAGTCACTGAGAAGAAAGGGTGGCCATACTTCAGGGTCGACATATACGATCCAAGAGACTTCACCAGGACCGAGCCTGACGAGAAAGTGTCTCTCTACTTGAAAGACGTCAAAGTTCCAGAGGGAGTGAAAGTGCTGATTGGTCTGTATCCAAGGCCGGACAGAATTCACGGAGCGAGAGTGATGTCCGTCTTCTTCGACACAGACAAGTGGAGCAAGGAGGAGGCCCTCGAGTGGATAAAGAAGAACAAGCTGGCGGAGAAGGAGTGGGACATGGTCAGGCGAAAGGCTTAAAAAAGAGGAGAAGAAAGGTGTGATATGGAGGTGTAGGTGTGGACTTTCCCAGGCCGGACGACAGGCTTGAGCATCACCTGATAGGAGTGGGCAAAGTAGCTTTCAACACCGTCTACGAGTCACTTGGTGAGGATCCTCTGGTCATACGTGGGATAGCCATCACTCAAGGGAAGTGGAACGGCCTCTACTACCCCTCAGAGGTTCTAAAGAAAGTCTCGAACAGCAAGAGAAAGCTTCCCATACTCGTGGAGCATGCTAGGACAGCCAAGTTCCTGGACTCTCCGGTCGGCTACGTGAGAACGTGGAAGTATGACGACACCATAAAAGGTATCATATTCGATGCTGTCATCAGTGACGAGGGAGTCAAGGAGCTGATCAAGGGAGGGAAGCTCCCAGGAGTGTCTATTTCGGCATACGTCGAAACCAGACCAGAGAACTCCCATGAGGTCGTGACGGACTTGGTCATGAGAGAGCTCTCTCTGGTGAAGAACCCAGCGTGTCACGTCTCCCTGATAGCCTTTAATAGGAGAAACGGTAATGTAAAACTGGGAGGTGGAGATAGAATGTCTGAACAGGAACTCTCGGAGATCGAGTACTTGGAGGACTTGGAGAGAGACGAAGTGGAGGAGGCCAAGAAAAGGAAGAGAGGGTATCCATACTACCCGTACCCCTATCCATACCCGGGGTACGGCTATCCGTATCCCTATCCGTATCCGTACTACTACGGATATCCGGGTAGGAAGGGACGATATCCCTATCCGTATGGATATCCAAGGAAGAAGCTCTCTGAGGAAGAGGAGGAGCTTCTGATGTCCTTCCTTGCAGAGATCGAGGAAGAGCTGCAGAAGACTTTCAAGTGCCCAGCATGCGGGAAGGAGTTCAACACGTGGAGAGACTTCTTCATACACTGGCAGAAAGAGCATGCCGAGGAGTACGGCGTCTACAAGAAAAAAGAAGAGTCCTCTGAGCTGAAGACTCTGTCCGAGAGGATAGAAGCCTTGGAGAAGAAGCTCGGCCTATGAAGATCATCCATAAACAATAGGGAGGTGATATAAATGGCTGAAGAAGGAAAGACAGTGGCTGAGAGACTGGATGCTCTGGAGAAGAAAGTAGACGAGATTCTGAAGAAGGCTTCCGCCGTCTCTTCCACGGAGGAAAAGGAAGAGAAAGCAGAGGAGAGGAAGGAAGACGAGGGAGAGAAAGTCGAGAAGAAGGAGGAGAAAGCGGAAGAAAAGACAGAGACGGAAGCGGAGAAGACAGAGGAAACAAAGACTGAGGAGAAGGAGAGTGCCCATGAGAAGAAAGAGGAAGAGACGTCTTCTGAGACTCCTAAGAAGGAGAGTGAGCCAGTGAAAGAGGAGAAGAAGGAAGAGAGTGGCACAACGGAGGAAAAAGACGTGCAAGAGACTCCAAAAGAGGAAAAGAAGGAAGAGAAAGTCTCAGAGGAGAAAAAAGAGAGCAAAGAGGTAACTACAGAGGCACCCGCTCCAGCGAAGGAAGAGAAGGAAGAGGAACGGAAGACAGGGGAGAAAGTAGACACAAAGGGTCTTACAGCCGCAGAAGTCATCATTGGGCACTACAGGAGGAAGAAGCATTGACCGATATGACTGAGCTGGAAGAGAGGATAGAGGAGCTTGAGGAAAGGATCAGGAAGCTTGAGGAGCTTCTGGAGCGTCCGGTGGTCCTTTCTGCAAGAGACGAGCCCCTTGAGCCCGAATTGGAGAACATAACGGCTGGAGAGGCTCTTTTCAGAGCAAGAAGTAGTGGAAGGCTCTAAAGACACAAATAAGGTCTCTCTGTCCTCCATTTCTTCTTTTATTCTTTTTACGGGTAGAAAAACTTATAAACACCTTTCTTTGAATTTATTCTGGAGGTGTTAAAGTGAAGAGTTTGGAAGAGCTAGCAACAATCACGACCACTGACATCAGCTCAGTCCTTCCGAAGATTATCTTGGATCAGGTGGAGGCTGCAGCCAGACCGAAGAGAGTCATGAGGAGCCTTGTTCGGATCAACAGAGACTTGATCCAGACAAAGGGTCGCTCGATCTTCGTACCGAAGCGAGGGACTCTCTCTGCATCTGACGTCACTGAGGGTTCTTCACTCACTCCATCGAAGCCTTCTCCGGTCTACTCCACCGTGGAGATAGTACCGAAGAAAGTGGGAGTGGGAGTGGCAATTACTCAGGAAGCCATTGACGGTGTGGAGCTCGACGTGGTCAACGACATGATCACTGAGGCTGGTGAGGCTCTGGCTCAGAAGGAGGACACGGACATCCGTGACACCTTCCTGACGGCTGGAGTGGCTGGTCACACCATCAATGCGACTACGTCTGGGACTCTCTCGTACGAGGACATCATCTCAGCTCGGTCTGCCATCCTGCAGTCGAACTTCAATCCACAGATTCTGGTCATCCACCCAGACCAGGAGGGTGACCTTCTGAAAGACAGCAGATTCATCGATGCATCGAAGTTCGGTGACAGAGAGCCTATTCTGAACGGTCAGATAGGAAAGGTGGCTGGGCTGAAGGTCCTGGTTTCCTCGAACATGACGTCTGGACTTGCTCTCGTGGTCGATCCTGACAGGGCAGCCTGGATGGCGATCAAGAGAGAGACCGACGTCAAAAAGAAAGAGGAGCCCTCGACCGACTCCGTTGAGCTCTACTTCTACAGAGAGTACGGAGTCAAAGTGGTCAACTCTGACGCTGTAGCGGTCATCTCCGGCTGCTAGAGCAGTCAACAGACTCCGGGTCTTTGAAAAAGTTGCCCTCTCCTCTTTTGAAGGAGAGTGGCAACTGTTTTATATTTCTTTTTTCATACCTTTCTTTGGAGGTGTGTAGCAAATGCCGTATGCTACTCCGGACGAGGTGAGAGAGCTGATCCTTGGTGTAGATGCTGAGGACGCTCCAGATCACGTCTTGAACAGATACATAGAGTACGCACAGCAGATAGTCATTAGAGATATCTCTTCTCGTGTGATGGATGAGACTCCTACTGGGACTATAGACGGGTCAAACAAGCTCTTCCAGCTCGAGAACAAGTACTTGGCCGACCTAGATGGTGACGGAGAAGTAGGTCCGAACGACATCACGGTCAAAGGTTGGAAGTCTGATGGGACGTACGACACTCTCCAAGTTTCCAGAGTTATGTCTGATGCAGGCATGTTCGAGCTCCAGACCGCTCCAGACTCGGAGTACACGAAAATAACCGTAGACTATGCATACTACCAGAGGAAGGTCGACTACGAGCTCGTCAGACTGGCTGTACAGATATACTCAGCCGTCCTGTATCTGATTAGAGAGCACTCTCTCATGCCTCTCAAGTTCAAGATAGGAGGAAGAAAAGGTGTCGAATGGGGATACGGGTACACCTATCCCACCTACCCGTTCGATAAATTCTTGGAGAGGTACAGAGAGATCATATCTAAGCTCACCACCATGACCAGGAAGACAGAATGGACCTCCCAGACCACTCCCCAGAGGACACCAGTGGGTGAGGACGATCCATGACGGTCTATCTCGGGAAGAAAGCTATAACGGTCTTGAAGAAGTACATGAAAGACAAGTTCACTCTCAGGAAGGTGACGAGAGGAGAAGATTCAGACTGGGGACAGCCTGCTATTTCTTACACGGAGTACGAAATCAGAGGAGTGGCGTATCCGATCAACTATGAGGATCTGACTTTCTACCCACCTGGAGTGGTGAAGGAAGGTGACATCCAGATCACCTTTCTCCCGAAGTACAAGATAGGAGATGAGGAGGTCGTTCCGGAGAACTTTGACAGAATAGTGTACGGAGGAGCAGAGTTCGAGATCAGAAACGTGAGAGACATGGTGGACGGTAACGTGACTATAGCTAGGACCGCATTTGGGAGGCGACTGGAGTGATCACAGTCTCTGGTTCCATTCTCAAGAAGTATCCAAAGAGGTTACAGAGGCTGGTAGACCAGGGAGCATATGACGGCATCGTTCTCACGGCTTTCGATGCTGCCGTACACTTGAAGAGAGTCTGTCCGATAGGGACTTCTAGGAACGTGAAGGGGATGCTTGGAGGAATGAGGCAGGGTGGCCTCCTGAGGAGCTCGATAGCTCCAAGATTCATATCAAAGAAGCCTCCAGTCTCAGCCGTCATCATGTACAAGTACGGGAGAATTCTAGATTTTGGGATGGCAGGGCCACACAGACACTCCGAGAGGCACAAGGACTGGGTCTGGAACTGGGTGAGGGACGAGGGAAGAAAGCTCTTTCTGAGAAACATGAGAGAGAGCATCAGAAGGGCACTCCTCAAGGGTGTGAGGAAGGAGAGGTTCGTCATAAAGATAAAAGGAACGAGGAGGAGATAGCTTTGGACTTCTCAAGGAAAATGCATGAGATAGTGAGGGACTTCCTGAGAGAGAAAGTCCCGGATCCGATATCCAGAGGGAAGAACTGGATATATCCTTCATATCCAAGGGAAGACGCCACCATGCCAAGGGTGAGCATAGTCGTCATAGGGACTTCTACAGACGAGTTCGGACTCGGCTTCAAGGGGCAGAGAGTCACTTCGAGAGTGGAGGTGAGTGTCTGGATAGACTCGAGGAGAGAGGGAGTGGTGGATGGGAAAAAGTACAGAGGATCGGGGCTGAGAGAGGCTCTTGGGGACAAGATCATCAACGTCCTTCTGGAAGGGAGACCGGAGCTTCTCCAGAAGTACGACATAAAGGACGTCAGGCTTGCCACCACGTCCGTCTACGCATACGATCCCGCAAGAGACATATACAGGAAGGATCTCTATTTTGACTTCATATGGGACACCAAAAAGACTTAAATATCCAAAAAGAGAGTTTCTGTAGGAGGTGTAACTCCGATGGTAGTTGAGAACTTACCGACTAAGGGCTGGAACGTTAAGCTGACACTCGATGGCTCAGAGGTCGGCTATGCAAGTTCGGTGTCTTGGGACGTGGCCACCAACATCGAGGAGTACTACGAGCTTGGGTCTCCTAAGCCAGCAGTCATAGTTGAGGGCAACTACGAGGTTTCGGGGACTCTGGAGAAGGCTTTCGTCGATGCCCCTCTTCTGACCTTGATAGCTGGGTCCAGTGGTCTGAACCTTGGGCAGACTTCTCTCACTCTGACCGCCACCGCACCGAAGAACGTGGAGAGTGGGAAAGAGTACTACGAGATCACTCTCAGCGGAGTGAAGCTCGAGACTGTCTCCAACGAGTTCCCCCAAGACGGCTTTCTCACAGACTCGATAGACTTCAAAGCCACAGACATCAAGATAGAGAAGCTGACTGCTCCTTAGTCTGGGTGTTGAGAAACTCCAAGAAAGGAGGTGATAAGCGTGCAAGAAAGCATGGACAAGTTAGCGAAGCTGCTGGAGCCAATGCCCACTGGCACAGTCAAGGATCCTATTTCTTCGGTCGAGATAAAGGTCAGAGGACTGACGTTCGGTGAGATAGGAGAGATTCTGGATGCAGCAAAGTCTTCTCGTTCCAATCTGACTCTCGGTGTGGTGACAAAAGCGACTGTCGATCCTCAGCTCACGTGGGAGAAAGCGAAGAAGCTGAAGGCACCAACCGTGAACGTCATTGTTTCAAAGGTCCTGGAGCTCTCGGGTTTTACGAAGGAGCTCCTGGAAGGGCTAGAGAACTTGCCAGAGACGATTTCTGCAGAACGGCCTTCATTGTGATGAGAGAGATGGGATACACCTTTCGGGAGCTCAGAGAGATGTCACCTACACAGCTAGCGTTCCTAGCGGAGTCCATAAAGCTTTATTACAAGGAGCAAGAAAGAGCTATTAGGAGAAGTAGGAGGAGAAGATAGATATGCCAGCCAATCAGATAGAGGAGATTGTCAGGTTCGAGGTAGACATCACACAGATGGACAGAGCAATGGGCAAGATCCTGAACCAGGGTGACAGAGTAGACAGACAGATGAGATGGATAGGCAGGGACTTTCTCAGGATAGCCTCCTTCGTGAGAGAGTGGGGCAGGAAGCTCGACCAGGTCTTTGGAGCCATGCAGAAGTCCTCCCTCACTCTCGGAGCCTCGATCCAAGACATCCACTGGGCCTTTGAGGGAATAGCCGCTGAGATAGGTGACGCTCTCTCTCCCTTGTTCGACGCTCTTGGCGACACCGCTGAGAGAGTTCTCTCCTTCTTTGAAGACATGCCACAGTCTCTCAAGGCTCTGATAGGGATGGGAGTCTTGATGGGGAAGATATTCTTCTCCGTCATAGGATGGTGGCTCCAGCTTGCAGGTACTTTCATGCTCTTCCGCTTCGGAGCAATGATGCTCATGGCGGAGCTTGGTCCTCTCGGTCTCTCCTTCGGGAAGTTCGGAGGAACGATAATGGGAATCGGTAAAGTTCTGGGTGTTGTCACACCTGGGATGCAGGAGTTCATGGGCTCCGCTTTTGCTGCTAAGAACATCATGTACTCCTTCGTCAAGTCCGGGAAGCTCACGGAGGTGCAGTTCTACAAACTTCAGAAGGCTCTAGCCACTACCGGAAAAACGACCAAGTTCGTGACGGCTGTAGATTCCGGCATGATCACCAACACCAGGAGCATGTGGAGATGGATGGAGAAGGAAGGGCTGGCTGTCAGAAAGGGAACAAAGAGAATGATCGTCCTCGGAAAGACTCAGAAGAAGGTGGAGAAAGCACAGAAAGGACTACTGTCGAATCTCGGAGGCTTCGTTCCCAAGCTGGCTGCAGGCTTCATAGGCTTCTCTCTTCTAGGATACGCTATCGAGAAGGCAATTCCTGCTCTTGAGAATCTTGGAATAGATCTATGGCTCTTCGGAGATCTCTTCGAGTGGTTCATCGAGCTGGATCCTGTGTCTATCATTCTCCTTCTCGGTGGAGCCTTCGGGATGCTGAGATATGCTCTCGGAGGAACTACTGCAGACGTCTTGACTATGATGGGTAAGTTCTGGCAGTTCTATCTCATAGCACAAGTCATAACTGGTATCTTCAACATCTGGAAGGATGGATGGAAAGGAGTCGCAAGAGTTGTGATAGCTGTTCTGGCTCTTCTGGCTTGGCACTTCAGAGCGTTCATCATCAAGAAAGTTACCACGTGGCTGGGAGTCTTGCAAGCTACCACGTGGAAAGCTACTGCCGCTGTGTGGGGCTTGAGAGCTGCCCTGATGGGGTTGCCCTTCTTTGCACTCTTCGCCCTTGCAGGTCTCGGTGCTGGAGCTGGTGCTCCAAGAGCTCCTGGAGGAGGTGGAATACCTGCCATTCCCGCCACAGCTTACGCACAAGGTGGTGGCTTCGTGGCAAGAGGAGGTCTGGCTGTCATACATCCGGGAGAGCTCATTCTCCCTGCTGGAGCATGGGGAGGAGGCCTTGGGAACGTCACGGTGAACATCCAGTCAGCCATCATTAGGGAGGAGGAAGACATAAGAAGCCTGGCTGATGAGATATCTATGGCAGTGGCTGACAGACTTAGGAGGAGAGGGAAATGGTGAGGTATCTGATGCTGGAGCCTAGGATGGAAGCTGGAGCCATGAGAGATCCGAAAGACTCCTCATGGCACTACGCCTTCTACTATCCGTCTAAGAATCCGACAGAGTACTATCTCTTTGCCTTCCAGCTTCTCCCCGAGAGAGCCAGGTTCCAGAGTGGGACTGAGTGGAGAGTCAAGTGGGTGGCTAAGAGACCTTTCAAGAGGTATAGATACAGGACGAGAGGAGAAATGTCACTGGAAGTGGAGGGACTCCTTCCCATAACAGACATCTCACACTTGGACAGGATGGTCAGAGCTTCATCAATAGTTTCGTATGGGACAGGAGGTGTAGACATAGGAGCTGTTTTACGATTCAGATACTTCGACCCAGAAACTGTTCCTGGGTTCGTGAGTAAGGAGGGTGCAATTGTGACTTTCTCCACGCTCTCAAACTATCCGACTGTTCCAGATGACGAGGAGAACTCCTATCTGAGAGGAATACTGGGTGTAGACGCTAGGTTCTGGTTCGTATGCTCCAAGAGAACCACTCTGGAGCCTCTCAACAGGTGGGTGAGTATAGACGGAACGAATACTCGTCTTGGGAAGTACACTTTGAGAGGAGAGATGATATACTATGGTCAAGACGGACAGCTTATTTAAGGAGGTGAGAAAGTGATAGGAGACTCCAAGTCCGGTGTGGCAACTCTTACTCCCTCCGAGACGTATGACATCAAGCCTTCGGGAGTGAGAGAAGAGTGGATAGTGACCAATCTGTACACCACTGGTGCATCGACGTTCGAGGTGACCGATGGGACCGACTCCGTTCCCTTCTGGGAGCCTACAGGCAGTGACAGGCTGAAGGGAGAGAGCTTTCACCTGTCTAGCAGCTACTGGATCAAGGTCACCAACACCGGGTCGACGGAGATCAAGATAGCCTGGGACGGAGTGCAGAGCAGGTAGGGGGAGAGAACTATGCCTGACATGCTCTCCGAGACCGGGAAGAGAGTTTGGACACTCTCTGAGACTGGAGAATGGCTCTTCACCTCCATACTGGAAACTGGAGAAACTGCCTTTCCTCTTGGCACTCTCGTTTCTCTCTACATGGAAGCTCATCTCCATGGCTGGGAGACTAGATCCACTTCTCTCTCTCTCGAGGCTCATATGGACAAGTTCGAGGTCCTGACACTGGACATACCTCTTGAGACGTCTCTGGAGACTCTCCCACCTCAGCTCGTCCTTTCGCCTTTTGGAGAGCTCTTCTTCGGAGCAGTGTCTGAGAGAGGGAGAGAGATGATACACACACTTGCTGAGACTGGAGAGAGACTGAGAATACCAGTTCCGGTTCCCTCAGTCGGGATGCCAAGTCCCACAGTTCTGGTGGTGAGGAGGTGAGAAAGTGCCAGTAACACCAGGATACTACATCCCGGAAGATTCCATAGTCTACGTTCTCTCGGAAAGAAAAATAGACGAAGTTCCGAGGTTCGAGATAAGAGTCTGGGATCCCATCAAGAAGGGAGGGTCGATGGGAGAGATAGAGGCTGACATAGAGATCGGGGAGCCAGTGGAGATTAGACTGGCTTCTCCAGAGGAGAGTCCGAGACCACTTGTGAAAGGACTGGTGTACTCCATAAAGAGAGAGGATGAGGAGATTATAGTTTCTGGCTATGGCTTCGAGAAGATGCTGACTAACTTGACAATTACTTTTGATGACGAGGAGAAGGAAGCGGAGCACTTCTGGAACAAGGACTACTCATATTTGTTGGAGTTTTTGATAGAAGTCTGGGTGAACGGGAGAAACTTGAACGACTGGGTGGCCTATAAGAACGGAGAAGGAAGTGAGCCTCCTGCAGAGCATTACGTAATAGACACCACGGAGCTTGGAGCACAGCCTTTGGGAACAAAAGGATATTTCAAGATAAAGAAGGACGATAACCTGTGGGAAACCATTCTGTCACTGTGTAAGGAGCTGAAGGCTATTTTCTACTTAGACACCGTGATAGAATGGAACGAATCAGAGAACAAGTACGAGTTCAATCACACGGCCAGACTCAGATTCTACAGAGGTGGACCAAACTTTGACGTAGAAGGTACAAGACTGGTTGAGGGAGACTGGGAGATTACGGACTTGGTTTTATCAAAGAGTCTTGAAAGGAGTCAGGATGATCCATATTCCATCATCATAGTGAGTGGAGGGACTGACGGCTTCGCTGAGGAGTTCAATAAGGGTATTCTTGACTCTAGATGGTCATATCAAGAAGGGAGTGTCGAGTGGAGGAAGGATCCTACTTTCTCTTCTGAGGGAGAGTATGGTGTCCAAGGTACTTCTGAGGGACTCTCTCTCTTCCAGACGAAAGGAGTGTATGGCTACGGAACCTATGAGTTTGAGGCTGTTCTCGATGCTGGAGCTCCTTCATGGGACTGGAAGACACCGCTAATAGTCATTTCTCCTCTCTTCAGTCTGTACATCCAAGGGAGAGGAATTCCTGGATCTTCTCCTCCAGCATACCAGTGGAGATTCACTTTCTCCCGCTCCGTCTACACCTCACTTGAAGAGCATACGTTCGGAGAGGAGTCAAGGACTCGGGAAGTGACGAGATATTCCTCGACTTCAAAGGTGAAAGTAGTTCTCCAGGTCAAGAGGAAAGAGGTCAGCTACCAGCTCTACATAGACGGCTCAAAAGACTTGGAGGATTCTTTCACTCTGCAGGAGGAGCCGGAGAGTCCGAGTGAAACGTTAAAGTTCTATTTGACGGACAAGTCCTTCCTCGATAGAGTCGTGGTTGCCAGTGACGAATCTATCATCTACACGATCATCGACTCCTATGCACTCGAAAGGTTCGGTCCCACCACCAAGAGAATATACATCCCCTCAGTGAGCACTCTGGAGGAAGCCAAGGAGCTGGCACAGTGGTATCAGGAGAGAGCCAGAGAGGGATTCTGGTCTGGGACTTTCGTCATTCCAGGCTCCCTCGACGTCAAGCTTGGAGACACTGTCTATTATCAAGGAAGAGGATACTTCGTGACCGGGATCAAGCACACTCTCGATCCTTCTTTCGAGACCACTCTGGAGGTGGAGGAAGCACGTCCAGACTTGGTGAAAGAAATAAAAGACACCAATCAAGCTACTCTTGACAGACTATCCACCGATGAGTTCAAGAGAGACACTGTGATAGTTTCTCCAAAGATAGAGTCTGGAAGCTCTCTTCCGTCTACCGGAAGGCCGGGAGAGGTGTACTACAACGACTCTGACAGCAAGCTCTACGTCTACAAGAAGCAGGAAGATGGAAGCTATGCTTGGACGGAGATATTCGACACAGAGTCAACCTACTCAGTTCCTGGGACTTCTACAGTCGATCCGAACACCGTCCCTCTCTCAGTAGTCTCTTCTCCCACTAACATTTCCATCCAAGACTCAACCACCAACGTCAGTAACGTTTCTAATAACACTGGCTTGGGAGTAGGCAGTTCCAGTCTTCCTTCAGCCCAGACGGTGTCCTCTGCTACAGGTCTTACCTCGGTCTGGGTGCCTCAAAGTATTTACAAGAATCCCTCTCTCACTCTCTCTGGTTGGAACGAGTACACGGGAGCGATTTCCTCTCTCTACTGTAACAAAGTTCTGGATTTCTTTGTCAGAGTTTCAGGAGTTGGCTCTGATACCAAAAAGAGATGGTTCCATATGGCTTTCCTTGGCACGTCTTTTACCGTTTCCAAGAAGCCTATCGTCCTGGGTATTCTGATACGCAGCACCGACTCCTCCGGAACCCTTGGGAGCATAGCTCTCAGCGAGCAAAAGATGGTTTCTTCCTACGAAACTTCTCAGGAGCCAGATGGCACAGTCAGTCTGTCAGATTTCTCCTGGATAGTCCCCGTTAGTTGCAAGGACGGTGACTATTTCGTGGTAAGACTCCTTGCTAGAGACAAAGACGCCGTCGGAATGTCGTACACAGGAACTTCGGTAGTTTCTTTTTCAATAGCAAGTGGAGCACACGACCACAACATAGGTCCTATATCCGTCACTAATACCTCTCATGGACATGGTACGTCAGATCCTGGACACTCACACGGTGTCAACGATCCTGGACATACTCACACCCCTTCTGATCCCGGACATTACCACTCTCTGGATCAGGAGGCTCACACTCACACGGTCTCAACTTCTGGTGGCGGTCTTGAAACAAAGAAGAGAAAGTATCTCAACATGGAGGTGTATTTGAAATGACGTGGAAGTGTCCAAACACGGGGAGTGAGTACGATCAGGAAACGCAGGACAAGATAGACTCAGCTGGACCAGGAGCGACCGTCAGAGTCGACTGCTCCTTCTGTGGAGAGACACACTTCTTCACTCCTCCCCTTCCTTGGGAGATCGGAGACAGAGGGAAAGTGAAGGAAACGTACACTTTCAAGACAGTTCTCGTCATGGAGTCATTTCTTAAGGACAATGAGGACGCCTGAGTGCTCTCTCCCACTTTCGTCACTCTGCTTGATCGTCTCTATAGAGGAGAGAGTCACTCCGAAGAGTCTCTTAGCTCTCTCAGCCAGCTCATAGGCTTTCTCCATCCCGGTTCCGAAGGCTGTCACTCTCACCTCATCGTACTTCCCGAGCTTCACTGCTACAGCCGTCAAGTAGTTCCCTATGGGCTTCCTGGCTACTCTCACCAAGTTGTCATCACTCCTCATTTTCCTCACCTTCCTCATCTTTGGAGAAGAACCTCATGCTTGGGTGTCCTCTGGCTAGCTTGTCTCTCTTCTCCCTCTCTTCCTCAGTGTTCGGTATCTGAGGTAGTCCCTCTAGAGATCTTATCAGGTTCTCAGTCTCTATGTCTCTGGTCAGGAGACCAGCTCTGGTCAGAATACCAAGCCTTCTGGCCATCGAGAGTCTCGTGGTGGGAGAGTACTCTACAAAGCTTATCCTCGGTATGCTCTTGAGATTGTAGACAGGTGATATCTTCTCGAATATTTGCTCCTCTATCTGCTCCGCTAACTCGTTCTGTAGAGCTCTTATGGTTCTCTCGTAGTCAATGAGAGTGGTGTCTCTCCCTTTTTCCTCTGTTTCTATCCTTGGAAAACCAAGACACTCTCTTATGATGTTGGAGAAGTAGTGCAAGTACGTCTCCACTCTCTCTGGCTTTCCAAGCTCCATTGCTCTCATGTTTATCCAGTAAGGAAAGATGAAAGCACTCTTCGACGTCAGATTCTTCAAGTCTCCCTCCAGCTTGGTTACCAGTTCCTCTGATGGAGGGTGCTTGTCGTCTCCCACCGAGAGTATGATGGGTGGGAAGCCAATCCTCCAGACAGACTCTCCCACTCCCTCTTCCATGTTGAGCTTGAAGAGAATGGGCTTGTAGAGGATTTCGAGTGGAGATATGCCCATTCTTCCCTCCTCAAGGCTGTAGAGTGTGAAGAAAGCAACCTTTGAGACAGGGAGAGTTATTTTCTTCCCTCTCGAAGTAGTCTGGACGAACTCCGTCGGATATCCGTACTCGTCCTGCTTTATACTCCCATTCGGCTCTCTTCCGTAGTCTATGGTCTTCGGATCCACTCTCAGTATCTTCAGGACCTCTGTGTTGGCTCTGTTGGGTATTATCTCGTATATGGCGAACCCGTATATCAAACAGTCTCTTATGACGGTTCTAAGGAACTTACCGAACCCTCTCTTCCTGTCTCTACAGAAGTTCTCCACTATTCTCCTGCTCTCTTCATCCTCAGAGGTTATTGTGTATCCTCCAGACACTACGTCTCTGGCGTACTTGTTGACAAGTCCGAAGACCAGTCCGTCCATCCTGTATATTTTTTCCAAAAGAGAGAGTCTCGCCTTTGGGGTTTCTCCTCTCTTCGAGAGAACTTCACCGCTACCTTCCACAGCAAGGCTTCTGACGAGTCTCCTTACTTCTCCTTCAGTTTCAACCCTCTTGGTGGGGACTTCCTCTCTCCTGAATCCCACTCACATCACCCTGTCCTTGAGCAGAGAGGGCACTCTTGGAGAGTTCCTACTATCTCCGTACCTTCTGAAACTTGAATTCTCCAAGTTGCTCCACAGCTTTGACACTTTATGTCTGTTTCCATTCTTTCACCTCTTCACACTTCTCTCTACTTCTCGGTTTAAATACGTTTCTTGCATTTGTCACACATAACCGTTCTCTTTATACCTAACAGAGTGCTCTCCTTGTCCCTGGAGAGCCATAGAAGCTTCTGGTACTCTTGCCACTCGTGAAGTGTCATGGTGGCTTCTCTCACTTTCCCACATACTGGACAGGGCTTCAGTCTGACCTTCACCTCAGTCATTTCTACACCTCCTTCGGTCTTCTATATCGGACTTGAGTGGTTCTCCCGAACCTGTCTAGAATCAGCCATCCGACCTGTGCTACATATCCCTTCCCAAGCAGATATGAGGACTCTTTCTGCAGGCATCCAGCCTCTATCAGCAGCTTGTTTCTCTCCGGAGTGAGAGCCAGGAGCTGATGTCTGTGTCCTGTGACAAGTATGTCTGGCTTGGGCTCGGGGAGCCTTCTGAATATGTTGAGAAGAGTGGAGCCTATCGAAACGGATACGCCTGCAGAGTGCATCATCATCAGCCTCCACCTTCCGTTTACTTTCAGGTTGGCCACTGAGCCGTAGTATCTGACGTTTCTAACCGAGTTTGCCACTGTCTTGAGAGGATCCAAGCCTACCTGATATCTACCTTTTATTTTCTCCTCATGCCCCCCTATTACCATGTGGACTCTACATCTTCTAGGAAGCATCTTCAGATGCTCTATCATCTCCTCTATCTGGTACTCTATCTTTGGCTCTTTAAGGTCCATTAGCTCTATCCTGTACACACCAAGACCCTGAAGCAGATCTCCAGCAGCTAGTATGTCTCTGATTCTTTCTCTTCTCACGTCCCTGACGAGTTCTCTCCAAGCCATCTCCGAGAAGTATGTGCTTCCTATGTGCCAGTCAGACGTGATCAGAAAGGGAGTGGAAACCTTTCCTTGGATGTTGTAGGAGAAACCTGATCTGAGCATGGAGAGCTTTCGAACTCCACTGTCGACATGCTCTTGGATGTCATATCCAGCGTCTCTCAGATTCTTCACTGTCGTTCTGATGCTCCTCTTGCTCACTCTCACTCCTATTTGATGGAAGAGTCTTCTCTGTATTTCTCTCTCAGCCATAGGTCCGGGATTGTCTTTTAGAATTCTTATAATGAGACTCTCCAGAGACGGTAATTGAGACAGACGCATCTTATCTATCCTCTCAGCTTCTTTCTAGCCCTTTTAATAGTCTCCGGTAGTCCATATAAAACCCACCTAGATAGCTTCAGACTCTCTATTTTTCCTTCTTTCACGAGCTTTCTTGCAGTAAGAGAAACGTGTCCCTGACTTCTACCAAGACGTCTGGAGAGCTCCGAGCCAGTAAAAACCTCATTTTTGTGTTTCCTGATATACTTCAATATTTGCTTCTCCAGAGGATCTTTCCATAGTTTCTTTACTTCTTGGAGTTTCATACATTTTTCACTTCCTTTGGTTCCTTTTAAAGGTATCGGAAATTTATAAAAAGGAGAAAATCTAACGATATATTAGTGGGAGAATGAGCAAAAAGTACACTCTGGAGAACGTCTTGAAGCAGCTCGAGAAGATATCTGAGAAGCAGGACAACGTTCTGGAGAGACTCACCAGACTCGAGGTAGGATTCAATAATCACCTTGCCACACACGACAAAATATTCAAAGTCTTCCTAGCCTTCTTTTCCGTCGTCCTTGGTTTTGTTCTCAAGGTTCTTCTCTTCCCCTAGATACATGAACAAAGACGTCTGACCGTCTCTTATGCTCTCAAAAGGCTTGTCTATCAGCTTCAGAAGCTCGTCAACTATGTTGGCGAACCTTTTCTTGTAGAAGTCCACGTCTACTCTCTTTTTCAGCTTCTTTCTGATCTTCTTCTCAAGTGCTTCGTTGAGAGCTATCCAGTTCACGTATCCGAACTCTCTACACGGTCTGACTCTCACTATCACGGGCTTCGACCCTTTTCCGAACCTCGTCTTGAAGAGAGTGTTGGACGCCTCTATGGCTCTCAGGTGTGCTGGCTTCCTACTTGGTATGTACTCCGATGGAGGCTTCTTCACCTGTACTGGTCTCCCTAGATCCATCAGAGAGGAGAAGGAGAGCTTCTTGAGCTTCTCGTACCTCTCTAGGACTAAAGAAACTATTTCTTTAGGCTCTTTCTTCTGCAGAATAGCTTGAGAGAGGAGCTCCTGAGTCCCTGCAAGAAACTCCTCAGAGTCCGATCTAACGAACTGTATTCCTTTCTTCCAGACTCTTCCCTCAGAGTCTATTCCAGCGTATCTCTTCTTGGTGAGGAAGAAAATTCTCTTGAAGACCGTCTGAGCTTCAAGGAGCAGGCCAGGTGGGGAGTTCTTCTCCACTAGAGAGACGATTTCCTCATATTGTTTCTCTGGAGCGTATAAGAAAGCAGAGTCCGTGTCTGCATAGAGAACTCTCACACCCTCACTCTCCACTTTCTCGATGAACTCCTTGATGTGCTTTCTTCCAGCAGCCGTTATAGATTCTGCTATCCAGGGCATTCTAGCTCTCAGATTGTGTCTTGTAGCTCCATAGAAGCTGTTCAAGACTCTTTTTACCGCCTCATGTTTCGTTTTGAGTCTCTGATACTCTTCTCCGGTGCTCTTTCTCATCTTTCTCTTGAGGCTCTCTTTTAGTCTCTTCACTTTCTCTACTGCTTGGGGGAGCAGACCTTTTGGCTTCGAGACGAAGGAGTAGTTCTCTATTCTGAGGTCTCCATCATGGTCATACGTCTCCGGAGAGATGTTATAGAGGATGATGAGTGAGGGATAGAAGCCTGAGAAGTCCACCAGCACTACGTTCTCGAAGATTCCGACCTCTGGCTCTCTCACGTAAGCTCCCTCGTATCTGTCTTCTTCCTCTTCTTTCTTCGGCTTGTTCTCCAGGACTTTTCCTTTCTCCTTTGCCAGTCTCAGAAGAACTATGTCCACGAGAGTAGACTTGTGGAAGACGTCTTCCCACTGAGACCCAGTCACTCCTCTCACCTCGTCAAAGAAGTCGAATATTCCGAGTATTTCTTCAAGCTCTAAGAGTCCTTTCACGTCGTTCTCACACCTCTTTACTAGCTTCTCTGGGTTCTTTTTCCACGTTTCCTCGAACGTTCCTTCAATCTCTATTTTCTCCACCGGGACGGAGTGTCTCTTCAATATCTCTCCGAGAGCCTCGTTCCAAGAGCTCCTCAGCTCTCTCCCAACCCATTCTCGGTAGATTCTCGAGTAGTCTAGAACTGTTCTTCCCTTCACGGTCCATCTTCCTTCCTCGTCTCTCCTGACGAATCTCAGAGGAGAGAGAGCCCTGACGTAAGGGACTTTCAGCTTCCTGCATCTCTCGACCAAGTAGGGAAGGTCGAAGTTCTCTACGTTGAACCCTGTTATAATGTCTGGATCTATTCTGTCTATCTCCTGTATGAACTTTCTGAGCATTTGCTTCTCACTCTTGAAGTCCGTTAGCTTGAGCGTCCTCACTTTCCTCTCCCAGTTGTCCACGTAGGAAATCACGACTATCGGCCTCTTCTTTTCCTCCATGAGAGTGTCTATCCCTTCCTCTCCTGCAGGAACTTCTATGTCGAAATAGAGGACTTTAAAGAGAGATTTTCCGTTATTGACTGGTCTGAACCGTCTTTTCTCCAAATCAAGCTCTATAAACTTATGTATTCCGGAATCAATCATATATCTCCTAGTAAATGGAATATCAGACTCATATGTGGCTACTTTCCTCTGCAGAGAGTTGTTTCTGAGCCTCTTTATGTCTGTAGGATTACGTGTGAATATCTTTATGAGCTCGTCACTGGAGGTGAGAAGCTTCTCTCTGCATATCTCTGACGCCGTTATGTAGACTCTCGGCACTCTCCCCGAGATGTAGTCTCTCTTCTTCACGTAGCAGTAGGGTCTGAAGTCGTCTACTTTTATGACTACTCTCTCTTTCTCCTCTGACCATCCAAAAAGAAAAAGAAAAGGTCTCTCCTGACGTGTGACGTACTCCACTCTGTTCACACAGACTCTCATCCTATCACACGTGGGATGGAGAGCTCCGGTATAGGATAGATGCCTATGGTTTCCATGTAGAATCTGTCTCCAGACGACCAGAGTCTTCCTGTGGCAACCACCGTCGAGTCTTCGTCAACGGTCAGAGGTACCCACGGATAGAGTCTGCATCTGAGAGAGATGTCAGGCTCTTCCACGTCTACCAGATCCACGGAGAATCTTCCGTTCTCTCCTCTAGGCTCTCGGATCCTGTAGATCACACCCTCCACGAAGGTGTATCTCTGGTTCCTTCGAGCCTTCGTGTGCTCGGGGAGCTGGTATATGGGCACCAGCACTTTCTGGTTGCTCAGAATGTCTCTGACGTCCGGCACTGCCCCTTCCTTAGCCGTAAACTCGGTGTGCTCAGAGGAGTCCAGACGGAGAACGCCGTTCACGACGTTTCCCTCCAGTGCCTTGAAGGAATAGAGACCGTTGGGCTTCGGTCCTTCCTCTGAAGCCTTCTCACCGTACATGGTCAGCCAGAAAGGCATCCACGCTCCTCCTCTCTTCAGGGCACCGAGTATGTCTCTGACGTACTCGTACCCGGAGAGAGGCTGTCCGTGGTTGGGATTGGGTCTTCCACGTACGTACGGCCTCCAGTCGATGGGAGTACCGTCTGGATCGACCATCCCTCTCTTTATGGCTGCCTGTAGGTCTTTCTTCGAGAAGCCTTCTGCTATTCTCTTCATCTCTTCTATCACGTTCCTGAGCTCCGAAACACCGAGAATCACACCCTCGAAGTCCACTGCAGTTCTCCTTGCCATTCTCTCTCTTCGCAGCTTGTTCACTGTCTTGTTCAGAGCAAGCTTCTCCTTGTTCCCTGACTCTGGGAGAGTGGACAGCACCTCGTTGTAGATTTTCTCCACTTCGTCAAGAGAGACACCAAACTTGTTGGAGACTTTCTCCAACTTTGTTTTCACTTTTTCATCCATATGTTCACCACTCCTTCTTGGGAACTTCTCTTTTAAAGCCTTTCTGAAATTTATAAAGAAAGGACACCTTTAAATATCCTTCTGCTCTATCTAATACGGATGAACATGAAGAAAGAAGTTAGCACAATAAGTAAGGAAGAAGCGGAAGAGCTCCTGGGAGGGAAGGCACACAACGTTTCTTCACACTCCGATGCGGACGGTATTTCTGCAGCAGTTCTCTTCAGTTTGGCTTGGAAAGTCAACTCCATAAGGTTTCCAGAGAGGTTCGGTGACGTGAAGAACGGAGAGACTGTCCTGGATATGACTCCTCTGGAGGAGGGATTTGAGGGGATTATCATAGATCACCACATCCCAAGGTGTGAGTACCCGAACGCCGTCTATCTGCACGGTGACGAGCCAGCCACCTATTTGGTCTACTCACTCTCCAAGGAGAGAATACCACCGGAGCAGAGATGGAAGGTAGTCATCGGGTGTGTGGGTGACGGATCGGAGGAAGTCGTTCCTCCAGACGTGTGGATAAAAAACAAAGACTTGATAGTCGAGATGTCACAGGTGTACAGTGGGAGAGGAGGGATAGATCTCTATCCAAGACCTCTCTTCGAGAAGCTCTCACCAGCTCTCAATGCCTTCGCAAGGACTGGACATCCTGATATAGGATACAGAGTCCTTATGCAGTCTGCTACTCCTAGAGACTTCTTGTCACACACTCTGGTAGACGAGCACAAGAAAATGCTCCAGCAGGAGGAGAGCAGAGTCCTTAAAGAATACCCGGTGAGAGAGGTGGGTCCCGTCTACTACTGGGAGATCAACACTTCTTTCCACATGTCGTACTTGGCTTCCAAGCTCCTCTCCAAGAAGCACAAGACAGTCATTCTGGTGAACGCCTACAACAACAGTCTGTCTATAAGAGGTCCTCTTGCGGAGGTAGCCAGAGTCTTTCTCTCCGACATATGTGATCTCGGTGGCCACAGAGGGTTCATAGGAGGGAGCATAAAGGCTGGAGTAGATAGAAAAGAAGTTCTACGTACCTTCATCCGTAAATGGTGGAGCACTTGAGAGTGGAGAAGGTAGCGTATAGAGTTTGGTCAGTGAGTGATGAGAATGGGGAGCACTACGTCACCGTGGAGAGGGGAAACTGGAAGTGCATCTCGTGCCTGGAGTTTCTCCGGAAGAGATCCTGTCCTCACATTAGGAGAGTGTGGGAGTACCTTAAGGAGGAGAGAAAGTGGGACGGAAGTGTAGTGTCTGCGGAAGGAGAAAGGAAGGAGCAGAGGTGAACGGTGTGTACTACTGCATGAGCCATCTGCAGGGTCTAAGGGTCGTCTGTCCTCTCTGCAAGGAGTCTTTCATAGTCGCCAACTCGGAGAAGTACAGACATCTGGTTTACTCTAAGAACGGAGTTCTCAAGATAGTTTGTCCTCTTAAAATAAGAAAGAAAGGAGGTGAGAGAAAGTGCCTTCGCTGAAGGACATAAAAGGGCTAGGGCCGAAGAGCATAGCAAAGCTTGAGGAGAACGGTATAACCAGCATAGACCAGATAGCGGGGATGGATCCTACTGAACTCATGAGAATCACTAGCTGGGGAAAGGCTCTGTGTGAGAGAGTGATAAAGGACGCAAAAGCTCTCTCCATAGACAACCTTATCCCACTACGGACAGCTGCAGAGGTCGAGGAAGAGAGAAAGAGCAAAGTCAAGTACTACTCCACTGGCTGTGTAGACCTGGACAAGATTCTCGGTGGTGGAGTGGAGACGGACTGCATACTCGGAGTAGCAGGACATTTGGGCTCTGGGAAGACCAACTTCTGCTTCTCAGTGGGAGTTTCATGCATCCAAGAGGGAAGAAAAGTCGTCTACATCGAGACTGAGCCTGGGATATTCAGGCTCGACAGAGTCCTGGAGATAGCAAAGAACAGGAACGTCGACATGGATCCCAACGACTTTCTTGTGGTCGATGCAAAGGTCATAGACAACGACCCAGAGAAGCTCCTTCTCTCGTATGACAGAGTGGAGAAGGCAGTGAAGAACGGAATGGACATAGGTCTTCTCTGTGTGGACTCCTTTGCGGCTCCCATCAGGTCTTTCTACGTCGGAAGACAGTCTCTCGGAGACAGATCAAAGATGATATCGAGGCACATCAGATCTCTGCAGAAGCTGGCTGCCAAGCACAATCTGGCCGTCATCCTGACCGACCAAGTGATGTCCCAGCCAGTGGCGGAGCCTGCTCTGCAAGCAATGACCGAGGCTATCTACGGCACACATAAGATACCAGTGCTCGGAGACACTCTCCTGCACTCAGTGACCATATGGCTCTCTCTTGAGAGAAGAGGAAAGAAGAAGTGGAGAGGGATAGCCTTCGATGCACCACACTTGCCCATTGGAGAGGCTTTCTTCTGCATAGGTCCAGCCGGAATACAGAAAATATAGAGTGGCGGGTGAGAGAGTGCAGATACTGGTGGACGTCAAGGAGCCTCCAGTGATGAGAGAGAGGCTCGTGGAGCTGGGCTTCGACGTTAAGGTGGAGAAGCTCCAAGTGGGAGACTACCAAGTCGGAGAGTACGTGGTGGAGAGAAAGACAGTAAAGGACTTTCTCTCGTCCATACTGGACAGAAAGAGACCCGACAGATTCAGAGTGCAGCTGATGAACTTGGCAGACGTGGAGAAGAGAGCTCTGATCATAGAGGGGTACAGACCTTCCAGAAGGGAGAAGATATACAAGACGTACATAGGATGGATGGTGGGAATAGAGGACGGATGGAAGATACCAGTGTACGAGACGAGAGACGAGACGGAGACGGCTCTCCTCCTCCATTTCTTGTACAGGAGATCAAAGAAGAAAGAGTTCCTGAGACCAGTCAGGAAGAGAGGTACGTCTCTCAGAGAGAGGAAGGAGGACATTCTCTGCTGTGTCCCGGGAATAGGGAGGAAGCAAGCTAGAGCTCTCTTGGCTAGGGAGCCCGTCATAGGGAAGCTTCTCTCCCTCCCGAGAGAGGAGCTGGAGAAAATAGAGGGTGTGAGAAAGAGGTCCATAGACGAGCTCTTGAAGCACTTCTGGGAGAGTGGTGAAGATGATAGTTAAGTACGTCTGTGGAGTCTGTGGATACACAAGTCCCGAAGTCAGGACAGACTCTCTCCTCACCGAGAGCAAGACGTGTCCAATTTGCTTCAGTCCTCTTGAGGTGGAGGTGGTGGAGGTGACGTCATGAAGATACTCCTTCTGGCAGCCTCTCCCTTCCTCCAGACGGCGTATGGGTACATAGGGAGGTGTCTCGGGAAGACTCTCGCTCTGAAGCACGAGGTGTACTACTTCGGAGCAAAGTACTACGGTCTCCCCTACTCGAGAGACGGGTACGTCCTTCTTCCCACTGCTCTCTCTTCCTCTGGCCAAGAGATAAAGACAGGGACGGAGAGAGCCATAGCAGCCATCAACAGAATAAAGCCTGACATCTTAGTTACTCTCGGGGACCTTCTCTTCCTCAAGTATCTTGAGGTCGTGAGAGAGAGGCCGTACTGGATAGGATACTTCCCGGTGGAGTCCGATCCCTTCAGACCCTCAGAGATAGGAACCGCTAGAAAGATGGACTTAGCCGTTGTCCCGACTAAGTGGGGGCAGAGAGTGCTCAAGAGAGACGGTGTGGAGGCTGAGTACATACCACATCCCTTGAATCCCTCTTTCTACCACGTACGGAAGGAGAAAGCTAGGTCTATGCTCCTCACTACGGAGGACAGAGACCTAAAGAAACAGTTTATTTTCGGGTACTGTGGGACCAACGTCGAGAGGAAGAGAATAGACAGGCTGATGGAGGCTTTCAAGAGTGCTTTCAAAGGGGAGGAGGACGTTCTTCTCTGGCTGAACACTCCCACAACGGATCCTCTTGGCTGGGATCTGCCGTACATGTCAAAGGTGCTGGGGATAGAGAAGCAGGTAGTCTTCACCTCATACATCGACTTCTTCCCTCCCTCTGAGGAGGAGCTGAACACCATCTACAACTCGTGGGACGTCCACGTCACAGCATCCTCCGGAGAGGGATTCTGCCTCCCCGTCCTCGAGACTATGTCTCTCGGGAAGCCACAGATAGGGACGAAATACTCCTCTCTCCCGGAGCTGATAGGAGACTCCGGGATACTGGTTCCTCCTAGAGAGATAGTCTTCGGAAATCTTGGGCACAGAGCTCTGGTCGACATAGACCTTCTCGCAGAGGCTATGAGAAAGATGTACGAGAACGAGGAAGCAAGGAGAGTTTTCTCTGCCAGAGCAGAGGAGAGAGGGAAGGAGTACGAGTACAAGAGAGTGATGACGCAGTGGCTCTCTCTCCTTGACAGAGTGGAGGAGGATCTCTTTGGCTAGGATACTGGTTCTCTCCAACTCTCCCTTGAACCCCTCCGGGTTCGGGACTGCATGTGACGTCATATGTAGGTCTCTGGCTGACAGACATGAGGTGATGGCTCTCCCCCTCTTCCTCCCTTCTCCGTCTCCTCTCTCCTTCAACGGCTACCAGGTCCTTCCTACAAGACAGGGATTCTACTCTCTCATGAGAGAGAAGGAAGGAAAGTACCTGCTGGACTACTACTCTCCGGACTTGGTCATAACCATGTGTGATCTCTATCTCTTCTCCGGATTCAGACCCAAAGTTCCTTGGATAGCATGCTTCCCGGTCGACGGTGACCCTCCGAGACCCTCAGAGAGAGAAGTCTCAAAGATTCCAGACGTACTGGTAGCCATATCCAAGTTCGGGAAGAGAATGGTCAGGAAGTACTGGGGAGAAGACGCCGTCTACATTCCTCACGCCGTCTTGGACGACTTCAGGCCAGTACGGAAAAAGAGAGCAAAGGAGGCGTTCGGAATAGACGCTGAGAAGATAGTATTCGGCTACAACGGGTCGAACGACGTGAGGAAGCTCCTGAACGTCCTTCTCCAAGCTTGGAAGAGAGCGTTCGGTGACAGTGATGACACTCTCCTCCTCCTGAACACTCCTCGTGTCAGGAACTCTCCGAGATCTTTCGACACCACTGCTCTCATAGAGGGACTCCAAGTAGAGAACTGTCTGATACCTTTCGAGACTCTCGTCAGACCTCCCTCAAGAGCAGAGATCAATCTTTTCTACAACGCTCTGGACGTCCACGTGATGGTGACTGGAGGAGAGGGATTCGGACTACCGATAGCCGAGAGCATGGCCTGTGGAGTCCCCAACATAGGGACGAACTTCTCTGCCATCCCCGAGATCATGGGTGGAGGAGGGGTCAAGGTGAGAGTCAGAACCGTTCTCTTGGACACTTTCGGATCGGGGAAAGCCATACCGGAGGTCTCTGACGTAGCCAGGAAGATGAAGCTCCTGAAGGAGAGAGAGGAGCTGAGAAAGGAGCTCGGAAACTGTGCTCTCATGGAGGCTGACAGGTACAGAATGGAAAAGGTAGCTCCTCTCTGGGAGGACTTGGTGGAGAGAGTCCTCCAAGAAAAGTATATAAGGGGTAAGAGAAAGACTCTTCATAGGTGATATGATGGAAGAAATAACAGAAAAGAAAGTCGTACTAGGGAGCGTTCTGGCTGGCTTCGCTCTAGTGGGGTACGTTCTGAACTTCCACGAGCTGACAGCCATCATGATAGCTCTCTTGGCTGGTCTCTTCGGCTTGGAAGGGTACAACAAGCTCAAGAAATAGACAGAGAGAGGACTACAAATGCCTTTTCGGATAGTCGTCGTCAATGCGTCTGGATACGGAAACGCAGGTGACGATGCTCTGAACGAGGCTATTTTTTCCTACTTAAGAGAGCAGTTTCCAAGAGACTTTGTGGAGATAGAGAGGAAACACCCTGCTGATCCCTTGCCGGACTGTGACTTTCTCATCATAGGTGGAGGAGGACTGATATACGAGGAGCCCTTTGCCAACGTGGAGAACTACACCGGATACGCCTTTGAGGCGAAGAAGAGAGGAGTTCCATACTGCTACTTCGGCATAGGTGTCCAGTCTCCCATCAGGAAGTCGAGAGCGGTAGAAGCGTACAGAAAGGCTCTCTCCTCTGCCTTATTTGTCTCAGTAAGGAATCCTCACAGCCTGAATAGGCTAAAGGAGATAGGAATTCACTCCTTTCTTGGAGAGGACACTGGATGGCTCCTGAATCTCGGAAATAAGGGAGTAGAGAGCTCCAACGGTGTAAGAGTGGGTCTAGCGGCTAGAAACTTTCCGGAAGCAGAGTCTATAATGGAGAAGCATCTGAGGGGAATCGTCTCTTCTCTGAAAGGATACGACCTTCTTCTCTTCTCTCAGTCAAGAGTAGACGATGACGAGGTGATGGAGAGGCTCTCCGAGGAGCTCGGTGCCCCTCTCTTCAAGTACTCCGAGATGGAGGGGAGGCCGAGTGACTTTTTCTCTCTCCTGGGGAGCGTCGACGTCTTGGTTTCTTCTAGATTCCACTCCGCCCTCTACGCTCTGAAGATGGGTGTTCCCGTGGTCGGGATGACTGGTGGAGGAGGGAAGCTCTTCTCGCTCCTCTCGAGAGTCGGACTCGACGACTACATGGTCAGGAAGACGGAGACGGAGAGAGTGGGTGAGAAAGTGGAGAAGATGCTGAGAGAGAGGAGCACCGCCAGACAGAGAATTGCTTCTTCTCTCCCTCTTCTCATGGAGAAGTGTAGAGAGAACTATCGTCTTCTGATGGAGTATTTGTATCCCTCGTATTTGGAGAAGGCGTACTCGTCCTCGTACTATAACGAGAGGAGCACCGGATGGTCTGGAGGATACAGGGAGGAGAGCCTGAGAGGAGCTATGGAGAGCTTCCTGGACGAGTGCAGAGAGAAGGGAATGCACCCGGAAGGTAAGACTCTGGTGGTGGGGTGTGCCAAAGGACTGATGGTCAAGATCCTGAAGGAGAGAGGTGTGGAAGCGACTGGTGTGGAAGTCTCTGCCGACGCTGTCAGAGAGAAAATGACGGAGCGGGTCGTGCAGGGGAGTATTCTCTCCGTTCCCTTCGGAGACTCGTCTTTCTCATGCACCGTCTGCTCAGACGTCTTGGAGCATGTCCCAAGAGTCTTCTTACAGAGAGCTCTGGGTGAGCTTTCAAGAGTGACGGAGAGCTTGGTTATAGTCAAAGTCCCTGGGCCCAGAGTCACCTTTGATCCTACTCACATTTCCCTCTTTGACAGAGACGAGTGGCTCTCTCTTCTATCATCTAAGTTCTTCCTCCTGGGAGAGACGGAGTGGGCAGGGAACTTTGTCTTCTTTTTAAAGCCCAGAAAGGTTTTATACCACCCGGGGAGAGCTTTAGAGAGGTAGAATGAGAGACTCTGAGATCAAGAAAGTCCTTCTCCGCTACCAGAAGGAGCTCATGTCCTATCCGAACGTGGTGGGAGTCTGTGTGGCAAGGAAGGTGGTGAGGGGAAAGAGGACGAGAGAAAAAGCCATCCAGGTTCTGGTGAGAGAGAAAGTCCCCGAGAAGTACCTGAGACCAGCACATGTTCTCCCGAAGAGGGTGGAGGAGGTGCAGACGGACGTTCTGGAGGTGGGTGAGATAAGAGCTCTTGGTCTCAGCGTCAGACCGTACTTGGAGAGAAAGAGAAAGTACAGACCCGTCGTCGGTGGAGTCTCGTGTGGGAATCCGTACATCACGGCTGGAACTCTTGGAGGATTCGTGGAGAAAGGAGGAAAGACATACATTCTCTCGAACTGGCACGTCCTTGGAGACGGTGCGAAGAAAGGGGATCCTATCCTGCAGCCTGGGAGATACGACTCTGGGACTCTTGCTGACGAAGTAGCCGTCCTGTCGGAGAAGATAGACGTGAGAACGAGGAGAGGACTTCTCTCTCTGATTCTCAGAAGGAAGGTGGAGAACAGGATAGACGCTTCCATAGCCGAGATGGTTACAGAGTACGATCCTAAGATTCTTGAGATAGGGTATCTGACGTCCGATCCTGTGAGAGCCAGAATAGGCGACAAAGTCCGGAAGTCCGGGAGAACCACTGGATACACGGAGGGAGAGGTGCTGTCAGACTCAGCCACCGTGAGAGTGAGCTATGACGACGGTACGGCTCTCTTCACTGAGCAGATAATGACCTCTCCCATCCTGAAGCCTGGAGACTCAGGCTCATGGCTGGTGAGGGGGAAGAGCGTCTGTGGCTTGTGCTTTGCAGGATCTGACAGAGTGGGTCTCGCTAATCATGTCTCTGACGTCTTCACTGCCTTCAAGATAGAGAGAGTAGCTACTGGAGCGGACGTCCCAAAGAGGAGAAGAGTCGATCTCAGATTCTGTCCAGAGTGAGGTACTTCTCGCTCGCTCTTATCTCTCTCACCATCCTCTGGAGCTCATGAGAGAGGAGCTCTGCCTTGTGTACGGGTAGAAAGAGAGTTTCTCTCCCCACCCCTATCTTTATTCCTGTGTCGAGCTTGGTGACCGTCACTATCTTTGTAAGTGCTTTCCCTTCCTTGTAGAAGACTCCTCTGTACTTCTTCCTGTCCCTATCATCTCTCTTCTTAGGTTTCTTCGGAAGCATCTTCACCACCGGAGGAGAGGAGGTGTGTAGCCAGTGCTCCAAACACCTCTTTCTCTATCTTCTCCCAGCACTCCTCACACATTCTGATCTCCATGCTCAGGGACTTTCCCTCCAGAAGGACTCTGACCGTTCCTTGCTTCCCACACTTGCACTTGAACGCCCTGTTCTCGGTGTCAGCAAGCTTCCATTTGACGTCTGTAGACCAAGAATACCAAGGGTAGTGCTCGTAGGTGGTAGAGGGAATGTCTGTGCTCTCAGAAGTCATTTTTTACTCCTCCTCAGAGGCTTGTACACGCTTTGGAGCCAGTTACTCTTCAAGGGTAACACACGTATCTTGTGGTGAGCCTTCCCAAGGTCGTTTTCTTTCGGAAAGAGAACCCATCTTGGTGTCCTAGCTATGTTCTGCATCTTCTCATAGACTCTAAGGAGTACTCTCCTGTCTCCTTTTCCGTTATTCTCCTTGATATAGTCTTTTATCTGGTGTTTAAGGTCTATGAAGAGTCTTCTTGCGTATAACCACTTGTTAACACCTCTGATCAGTAAAATCTCCCTTACTAGCTCCTCTTCCTCCGTACTGAGAGAAAAGAGATCGGATATGTCTCTCACGACCAGCTCGGGGTGGTTCTGGGCGTAGCTGTCTATGGTGGAGGGAGAGGCTCTCGACAGCTCGTCAAGAACTCTCTTTCTCCTGTAAACTATGCTTTCTATTTTCTTCTCTATCTCACTGTCTTCCTTCTTCAAGTCTTCTGAAGTGAGGATGAGAACGCTCAGACCGAGTCTTGAGAGCCATTTCTGCCTCCTTCTGTCTTTCTCCTCTGCGTCTCCAAGTCTATGCCATATCTTTGGTGAAACTTCTATCACGAGTCTCCAGTAGGGGAGAAGAAAGTCGAGAGAGTAGTATCCAGTCTGTTTCTCGTTCTGTATCTTGAAGTTGTGGTAGAAGTCCTCCCCTTCCACCAGACCCATTCTCTCTAGTATTCTCTTTATTCTCTTCTCCTCGGAGCTCCACTTCCCGTTCCGTTCGAAGCGGTGCATCACCTCCCCACACAGAACTCTGAAGTTTGCTCTCTTGATTCTCCCTTTCTTGACGTCTTCTATCACTCTCTTCTCCAGACGTCTGATTCTCTCTCTCAGCCTCTGAATCTCTTTTTCTTTCTTCATTCAGCCTTCACCCTCTTCACTCTCTCCTCTCTCGTCTTCCAGAATATCCTTCCCCCACAGTAGGGACATATGGGCTTCTCGAGCTTCTCGAACTTTCTCCAGCATCTTTCACACTTGTACACCTTCATCCCTCCTCCTCACAGAAGTCTAAAAAAATAGTTACTTTAGGAGTGTCTGTGTCACTTTTCATGAGTAACATTCTTCTGTTCTTGGACTTTGTCACTTCGTCACTCTCCCAAGTTTCTTTTTTTTCACCCAGTTTTTAAGTCTAGTGATTGTTTATAAACTCTTGAAGAGTTCTCTGAGGTAGGAGAGCCTGAACCTCCGTTCCTTTCCACAGTGTGAGCAGTAGAGAAGAGTCGTCTTTCCGTTTCCTTCTTTCAGAGTCTCTTCTCTCGTCAGAATGTTGGTCGAGACTCTCATGCATCTCTTGCATACCCACTTCAGAGCTATCATGTTTTTCATATCTACTCCTCCCTTTTTCCTTTATCCGAGGACCAGAACGAAACGTACTTCCATCCTTTCTTCAGAAGCTTGGAGAGATTTACCTCCGTTTCCCACTTCAGCTCGACATCGTATCCGTATTTCTTGAAGATGTAGAGGACGAGATAGGGCTCTCTCAGCCACTCATCTCCGAGAGGCCAGAGATTGTCGGCTATGAGAAGAAGGGTCTTCAAGTCAGTCATAGTCAGATCCTTGTACTTCTTCTCCATCACGTCCAGTGCATCTTCGGAGGCTCTTTCGAAGGTGGAGAAGGAGTTCAGGACTCTCTCCCACTCTTCTTCCTCAATATGGATGTTTCCGAGATCCCATACCAGTTTCAGAGTGGGAACCAAGAGGTACTGATGAGTGCTCATGCTTCATGCACCTCGTCCTCAAAGGACGAACTCTGTTCTCTTGCTTCTGTCTTCTCCATCGGGTAAACCTCTCCCAAGAGTAATAAAAGGGTTGTGGTTGTTTATAAACTGGGAAAGGACCATACGTCGGAATAACGGAGAAAGAGAGTCGTATAGTAGAGAGCGTCGTCCAGAGCTCTGTGTCTTCTTCCTTGCATCGGTACTTCTCGGTAGACAACACTGTTTATTTCTCTCGGTCTTACTCCTCTTGACGAGGCCAGCTGGTGCTTCAGACTTATGTGTCTATCCAAGAGGCGAAGAATGGATCCCTCATATCCTTTCATCTTTGCTTCTCGGAGAATTTGTTTCTTGTCATAGAAGCCCCAAGAGCACATGACGGTTTTCTCTTTCCCTATCCATTTCTCGAACTCTTGCATGGCCTCGTGGAATACTTTTCCTCCGTCCACGTCCTTCTGCTCTATGCCAGTGAGCCTAGTGCAGTACTCGGAAAGTACCGGATTGAGAACTGGTCTGACTAGGAGATTGAAGGTGTCCGCTCGCTCTGGTGGAGAGCCCAGCACTCTCACGGCTCCTATCTCTATGATTTCGCTGCTGTGCCTTTGTTTTTCTTTATCCGCCCAGCACGTCGCCTCCAGATCGAATATTATGTACTGTGTCATCATATCACCTTTTGGTTCGGACCTGTATAAAACAGTGTCTGAAGATTTATAAACTTCTCTCTTTTTCTCTTCTAAGGAGAGAGGCTATCCTGTCGCAGATAGTACAGGGCAGGAGTCCTCTCTTTTTCCCTTCCTTGTTCAGAGACTCGTATCCGTGCTCAATGAGAGCGGCCATGTGAGAGAATTCTACCGAGTCAAGCTTCAGGACGTAGTTCCCGAACAGAGTTCTTTTTATCTTCATGTCCTCACTTCAAGACTTTTTCTTGCCTCCCTCATACTTGAGTCTTAGAAGAGCGTTGGTCAGCTGGAAAACTATTCTGTTTCTCTCCTTCCAGCTCTCAGAGAGGAGAAGGAGTTCGAGAAGCTCGTGCACCAGGACTCTCTCGTTTGACGCCCCCACGATAAAGTGTCTCTCGTTCACTCCCTCTCTGACGTACCCCTCCCAGCCCTCTGTTCTCTCAAGCTCCACTCCGAGATCACAGAGCCCGAGTCTGTGCTGCCACTCCTCAAGGAGATACATGAGCTCCTCCATCGTCACTTCTCCCTCGCTCTTCTTGCACCACTCAGGCTTGTTACTCTTGATGAGTAACTTTCTCTTTTTGGCTCTACTCATGCTCCTCTCCTCTCTTCTTCTTTTTCAGACGAACTATCTTTGAGGCTATCAGGTAGACTATGGCCGCCTTGTGCTGTATCTCTTTCTCTTCCGGCTTCCTTGGATAGCAGGTGCCCATGACGTACAGAGCACTGGCGTACGCCACTATCTTGGAGAGACCCTTAACTTTTTTCTCACTTATCTCTAAACATCTCTTGAAGAGATCTATGTTCCCTAGATAGTACAGGTTCTTTCTCTTTCTCTTGATCTCTCCCTCTCTGACCATGTCTTCCAAGAGAGTCCCGAAGTACTGACACTCTCTGTCACCACATATCCAGCACTTTCTCTTTCTCACTTTCTCACCAGCTTGTTCCAGAACCTCTTTCCGACCTTCTTCAGGAGTCTGGCCGAGGGCTTCTTTCTCGAGACGGAGACGTATCCGTTGTACCAGCCCCACAGGTACGTCTCTAGCAGTGTCTTGTCAATAGTGAGGAGAAGGATGGCTAGCTCTTTCTCTTCCCCGCTCTTTCTCATGCAGAGAGCACCTCCATCTTCTTGTTTCTCTCTCTGCAGTACCTTCTCAGCTCTCTCAGATAGTACGACTTGATGTCTTTCTCGATCCTTATGATCTCATCCTCCACGAAGTGAACACCCCTGACCGTGAGCACCATGAGAGTTCTGGTGTACGAGAGCTTTCTCGGTCCTCTGAACCTGGCTCTGAAGGAAACGTTTCTATTTTCCTTCTTCTCCAGGTAGGACTTTAGCTTCTTCTTGAAAGTCTTGAAGAAGCCTTTTGGACCGTACTTCATGTACAGATACACGTCTACGACAAACACTCTCAGACCTCCAGAACCGTCACTCTGTCAACGAAGAGGCGACAGGAGAGAGGAGTCGTGAAAGATCTCTTCCTTCTTCCCGTATAGACGTCCAGTGGGTGCAGGAGTTTCTCTAACATTCTCTCTCCCTCTGGGAGGACGTTTCTCTTCTCCTTCACTATCTTCATGGTGTATCCGTTGTTGACACTCGCCGTAACTAGGTAGGCAGTTCTGCAAGGAAGATCGAAGTCGATGCATACGTTCAGATAGGAAGTGGTATCGAAAGAAACTGACTTGTTCTCTCTCAGGAGAGAGCTGTACGCCTTGCTCTTCTCTCTTATCCACTTCTCTCTAGCAGTCTTAGAGCCTATCAAGAAGTAGTACTCCGCCTTGCCGTTGACCGTCACAGTCACCAGAGAGTACTCACCCTTCTCCAATCTTCTGGTCATGCAGCTCCCCCTTTCCGTGCCTTTCTCTCTTATGCTCTCTCACTTCCTCCCATGTTAAGAATTCTTTCCCACACTCTCCACATACAAAGACGCTCTCTATGTGGAGCTTCAGAAGGTAGATGAAGTAGAGAAAGGTGAGAAGGATGAGAAAGAGAAAAGAGAATCCTAGTACGTACGCACCATTCCCGAGCATGAAGCAAGAAGCGATAAGTGAAAGGGCAAGTCCTATCGAATAGAAGAACTGAAGGCACTTCATGGGGTTTAGGATGTGGAGAAAGTCTTTTTTAAAACCTTTCCACAGCCACTTCCAGAATCCTCTCTCCATGCTACTCACCTCCTTTCTTTGAAGTCTGGTTTCGTGACTTCTTTGCTCTCTCGCTCTTCTCTCTCACTTTCAGGAGTTCTCTGAGCATGAGCTTCCATACTTCGCAGAGAATGTAGAATTTCTTTATAAACAGTCTTTTTACGACAGAAGCTTTCTCACTGTATCCGATCACGTACACCTTTCCGTTCTTCTCTCGATAGAAGCCGACAAAGAAGATTTCCTCCGGCTCGAGAGTGACTCTGAACGTCATTTCCTTCCCTCGATCACTGACATGTGAGCATACTTTCTTCTTTCTATTGACTCTAACTTTCGATCTCTTGGTGTTTCTCCCACTTCTTTCTGGTGGACAGATTGTAGCGGGGAGAGGACAGGACTTCTTCTTGCATCCTTTACATCTTGAGTGTATCATTCGTTCACCTCTCTCAGCTTCTCAGCAGCTTTGCATAGCAGAAAGACTAGTGCGAAAACCGGGAGGAAGAAGTAGTATACGAAAGTCTCCCACTTTGAAGGATAGTATACTCTGAAAGGATGGTCTACGGCCAACAGACCAGCTAGGAAGTATGCCACAAGACCAGTGACGATCCAGTCGATCCAGCTCACACGTTCACCTCCTCATTTTCTTGAATGAATTTCTGAATCTTCTTATGACTCTTCATTCGCTTCCAGTGTTTTTCAAGAACTTCAAGAATTTTCGAGGCAAGATTGGCACTTCTCATATCTTTTGTTAATAAAGCGGTCGCCTGAAGTTGGGCGTAAATCAAATTCAACTCATGTAAGTTCAGTTCAATTCTCACAGTAGTTTGTTTCTGCTCATTCTCAAATTCAGATAGAAGTTTTGCATACTCCTTGCCTAACTGAAACTCTTTTTGAATTTGTTTCCAATCTTCAAGATTTATTCCATTCACCCGCTCACCTCCTCATCTTCCATCATTTGTTCAATTTCATCTTCACTGAAAGTCGTTCGGCATCGAGGACAAATTCCTCTGCCACTCGGAAGTTGCTCGATGTATGAATTTTGGCAGTTGGGACAGATTAGAGTTAATTCAGCCATCACCGCTCACCTCCTCATCTCCTAACCTTTCCACAACTTCAACTATGAAAAACGGAACTGTTTTGTAGTGGCTTCTGAAAAATGCTTCAGCACAAAGCTTTGCGTCGTCCAAATTATCATACGCTCCTATCAGTTCTAAAGAGGTGCATTTTGAACAAGTTTCTTTGACAACCCAATATTTCCGTTTTATGAGTTCACTCACGACGGTTCACCTCTTCGTAGTCCATACACTCACCTTCGTCGTTTATAGTAATTACACGTTTCTCACAGAATTTCCTCTCTCCAGTGAGTGATAGAGCAGTTCTGTGTACACACTTTTCTCGATAGCATCTGATACTCGTCATTTCTCAACCTCCACTACCTTTACCTTGTCAGCCCAATCAAGACACATCCCCATCTTGAAGGCTTCTTCGAGAATCTTCTGAATAGTCGCTGGAGCAACAAAGCTCATGAAGATCCTGAACTTCTCCTCATCGGAGCGTAGGAACTTGTCAGTGAACTGTCTCGCCTCTATCTCCAGCTGTCTGACGTAGGATGTGGAGTATCTTCCCTTTCGTTCTTTTCTCTCTGTCCTCTTGACTTCGTGGATGTAGCCCCAGTCGCTCTCTCTCATACCGAGTTCTCGGATAGCCTCTTTCCATTCTCTCAAAGACTTGAAACCGGAGTCTTTCACGAACAGATGGAGCATAGAGGGACTTGCCTCCGTCCTCCAAACGACCTCGATGTCACATATCTTTTTCCCTCCTCTCCTGTCAGTCGCCCAGTCTCTTCCGTACTTGTGGGGCTTCTTTCTGAACGTGTAGACCACACCCTTCTCGAGGAGCTGTCTTCTGGCTTTCTCGTTCTGGAATATCATCACCATTTGTCACTACCTCCTCTCACCGATCACGACTGTTATTTCTTCACCGTTCTTTACTGGAAAGTTGTTCTTTTCCACGAAGGCAGTCCATTCCTTCGTTTCTTTCGACCAAAAGAAGTTCACAAGTCTCTTTGCCAGTTCCTTCCTGTATTCAATCGGTATTCTCCCACTGAACTCGAGAACCACTTTTATTTGAAGCTTATTGTGATCCATGAGAGTACCTCCTTCAATCAACTCCGAGGAGTGACTTTAGTACCTGGAAGAGAATTACTATCGTCTCGTCTCTGTCTATCTCCACACTCGTTCTCTCTCCTTCGTCTTTCAGTACGATGGAGTAGCAGATTCCTCTCTCCGGTCCTCCATAGAAGCGGTGTATTTCTATTTTGTCGGTATCGTACACCTTCATCTTCATCAGACTCTATTACTCACATGGTTTTATAAGCGTATTCAAAGTTTATAAACAAGGAGAAGTGTTATAAGGCGTTATGCTTTCTTTCTCTCTCCCCTGAAAAGTATTTAAGGACTGAATCAAGAAGTTAGAGAGGTGAGTACAAGTGCCAAAGAACGACATTCTCGCCTGGGACAGAAAGTCTGGAGCGGGAAGCATAACGGCTTCTGTGAACTGCTTGGACGTCACCAACAACCGAGTCTTTCCCCATCTTGAGGTCTTTGTAGCTTCTACCACGGCTAACGACTTCTACGTCGAGTGCTCCACCGACAACAGTGTCTGGAGACTGGCTGAGACCATATCTGTGTCTGGTACGTCTGAGATGAGAGGATACTTGAACGCCTACCCGTTCGTAAGAGTCAGATCTGGGAGTCAGGGAACCAACGAGGTGGAAGTCGTAGCCTCGGGGTGATGCTTTGCCGTTTAGCTTCATAAGGAGAAGAGGAGACAAGATAGTGGGACAGATAGAGATGGTCACCACTGACCCAGTGATACAGATGACGAACGATGACGGAGTCTCTGGTGGCATAGCAGTCACCTCTGAAGGGTTCAACATGAGCTCTGGAGACACTTCTGTCCAAGTCTCTGAAGATGGTCCAGTCCTGCTCACTCCCGCTCCAAGTTATGGGATCAAGTTCGACACGTCTGGTACTATGCCGACTGCTGAAGAAACGTACAGAGGGCAGCTCTTCATAGTCTACGATGACCAGCCTGAGGGAAAAGACAGAGTGTACATTTGCCTGAAGTCTGCATCTGACAACTTCAACTGGGTCGAGATAGCAAGAGGATAGGAGGTGTTAGGATGGGTGTTACTCCTAAAGGATTCAGGACTCCTGACGAGAAGGTCATCATAGAGGACGGTAAAGTCCTGAGTAGGGGTGTACAGGTCAAGGACGAGGCTGAAGTGACTGTCTTTGAAGTAACGGGAGAAGGAAGTGTTTTCCATGGTAAGTCCAAGCATGAGCAAGATCCCTCGGTACTCGGTGGAATCGTCATGTACTCACCGACGAAGAAGTGGAGACTTACGGTTTCCGATACTGGACAGATCGTCACGACTCAAATCGAGTAGGAGGTGAGTGAAGTGCCTGACATGGTTGAGAGGACTGGTGGAGAAACATGGGGAAAGAAAGACGTCACCCTCAATGAGGGACAGACCATAGAAATCCGTGTCGACGGAGTAGCTACAATCACCGCTACTGTCCCTACAGGGAAGAAGTTTGTCGGAACCTACGGCTACTGGGGCGTCCTAGCTTCTCTCTGAGCCCTTCAGTCCCTCCGTCCAGTTCAGCTCGTGCAACAATCTTAGGACAATCTGGAACAGCTCATCCTTTCTGAACTCTGTGTATCTTCTCGAGTCCTTCACCGTCAGAGAGTAGCATGTTCCTCTCTGTATGCCTCCCCAGAAACGCTTTATTGTTATTTTCTCGTTATCTATGATTTCTGTTCCCATGCTCTACACCTCCTTCTTTTTTTTATCTCTCCACTTTCAGCTTCTCAGCCACACTTTTCTTTTCGGTGGAGAGAAAGACCAAGATCATTCCGAAGACCGATCCAGCCATTGAAGCCATTCCTAGGTCCACCCCTCCCACCCAGAAGTGAATTCCCTCCAGTATCCCGTACGCCAGCTGAGTTCCAAGCCAGTACAGGCATGCCAGTCTTGCGTAGTAGTCCGGAGCCTCGTCAAGCCACCACAGGTAGAAATACAGGAAGAGAAGGAAGCATCCAAGACCTCCTATAAATGCTACTGCCACCAGTGTCGCTCCTGAGAGTCCGTCTATGACCGTGTATCCGGAGAAGAAGAGATACTTCACCTCTGCAGTTCCTCCAAGGGCTCTTGTTAGAGTTGCGTGTCCGTACTCATGGAAAGCTACAGTGACCATGGAGAAGACCAGAAACGCAGTGAGGAAATCGACAAGGTGAATTATTCGCTCTTTGTTCTTCTTGCTGAGTTTCATAACATCACCTCTCGGTAGCTACTCTTCTCTTTCTCTTATAAGAGCTATGATTGTTTATAAACTTCTCGTACTGCTTGGCTGTCCAGCATGCTCCGCAGAGAGGACCTTTCTCGTCTCTGAAGGCATAGACGCCTCCCGGAAGGTCGGAGTGGCACTTATTACACTTGTATCCTGTCACAATGCACCCCATCCCTTTCTCTCCATCTCTCTGAGAGCTATTCTCAGACACTTCCTGCACTCCTTCTCGTCACCGTTCGCCAGTGCCTCTATCGACCAAGCCAGCCACTCTATGCTCTCGGAGTACCAGTCCTTGTCAGCGACTCTCTCTGGGTCAGAGAGTCTTGCTATGAGTCTTGCCAGACCAGCTATCAGCTCTCTTCTCTCCCTGTCAGAGTGTAGCTTCATCCTCCTCTCCTCAGAATCTCTTTCCGTGCTTGTACTCTCTCTTCTTGTTTCTCTCCATCTTCTCCAGAATAGCTTTCTCTATGTCCATCTTCCATGCATGGCAGAAGTCCAGAATCCGTATGATGCAGTCAGCAAACTCCTCAGCTATTCTCTCTTTCCTGTACAATGGTCTTCTGAACTTCTCCAGAGCCTCTGAGAGCTCTGAGTGCATCAGAGCTATGCACTCACCAGGGGCTTCTCTCCGATTCCCAGAAACCTTTCTCTACAGCTATTCTGTGTGCCTCCTCCGCAAGCTCTGTGATGCTTTTGTATGTCATAAACTCACCTCCTTGAGTGGATAGTGAACATTCTTCGCTTCTTCCCTTTCCCCACCCAGAACCTGACTTTCTTTCCTTTCTCTCTCCTCACTTCTTCACCTTCTTTATTATTTCTCTGAAGAGAGTGGAGTTGTCAAGCAGGTACTCAGACCCTTTCTCGTCGACAAGTACGGTCCACTTTATTCCTATGTACTTTATTCTCCCTCTCACTCCCATAGCTTCTATGACGTCTCCCGGGAGGAGCAAAGGATGCATCATCAGTATTAAGCCAGTTAGGAAGTCCACTATTACGTCTTTCAGGACGTACAGGAGAGCTCCAGCAAGAGCGAGAGCCAAGACGTCGCTCAAGAGAGTCACCTCTTGGAGAGTGGAGATCGGTGAAAGGAAAAGTGACTGAGGCTCATAGAGACGGAATCACCTCCAATGTCTGTGCCGTCTCTCACCAAAGGGTGGTGATGTGAAACGGTAACCCACGCATTTACCATCCACCGACCTCCAGAGAATGTATGTCTTTCCTCTCTTAAAAGGTTACTGTTGTTTATAAACTCTGAGTAGTTACTCTTTTATTTCCATGAAAAGAGTATAATCTGATGGAAGAGAAAATATGCTACATATGGCGGTGTCCGAGAAGGGCTGTAGCTTCTGTAAGAGGTATCTATCTCTGTGAGGAGCACCTAAAGGAGCTCTCTGAGGGCTTCAGAACGGTAGAGCCTAAGAAGAAGGGAAAGTAGCTTCCTGTGCCTGTAGCTCCAGACCAGTCCTCTTGGAGTGAGTATACTTCTCAGCATCCCTCTGAACTCAGCAGTAGTCCTTATAAGTCTTTTCCCTTCGTCTCTACGTCTGTAAGCTGTAGCTGTTGCGGTTTCTTCTTCTGCTCCATGAGGAAGGAGAAGAGGTTCCTCAAGTCTTCCTTGTCAACTGGCTCCATCGTCACTTTCAGGGCTCCGAGGAGCTTTGTCACGTACGCCACTCCCGCTGGGCACTGCTTTCTGAGTGTTTCTATCTCTTCTATGCTCTCTTTCTTAAGAGGGAAGTATATAAGGAATCTGTTCTTGTCGTTCTTCAGTGTTATCTCCCAGTCTATAATTTCCTTCAGCTTCTCCTTCAAGTGGAATCACCTCCCAGTCTTGCTATCACCAAGCTGTTCACGGATTCTTGGAGTGAGAGAGTTTCTTCTTCCACCCTGAAGTAGAAGGGTGGGTTCCATTTTTCCATGCTCTCGTATCTGAAGGAGTAGACCATCTGCCACGCCCCTCTGGCTACTCCGTATAGGAGAAGATACTTCGGGCCTGGACTCTTCAGTGAGAGGAGCTTCATCAGTATCTCTGAGAAAGTGGAGAGGTCCTCTGGGACGGTGTGCAGAGGAATCTCTATCTTGAACTCACTGGAGGTATAGTTCTTGTTAGCTATCTTGAGAACTACGGGGAGAGTTATGACGTCTTCGTAGCTCTTCATCTCTTCCTTTCTGACGAAGTCTTTCTTGTCCCTGCTGTAGAGAGCCACTCCCTGTAGCATCTGCTTTCTCACTTTCTCTCCTCCATCCATCTCTTGAGATCGTACTTGATGTCTCCACACTTCACACAGTGGAAGTATCCTATGCTCTCCATTGGCAGATAGTCATGCTGGCACATGAGTCTACTTTTTCTGTAGCTGAGAACGCTCTCAACCTCTCTCTGACACTCCGTACACAGACTGTACAGACTGCAGCTCCCTCTCCTTCCACACCCGTCACACTCTTCCGTCATCTCTCTTCTCCTCCTCTTTTTTCTTCTCTCTTCTCACCTTCTCGACCTCCTCTGGGAAGAGCTCTGCGAGTACTCCCTGTATCGAGACTGGCTGGCCACACTTGTCACACTCCAGAGACATGGCCATGCTCTCTCCAAGCTTGTATCCCACGGCCTTGACTCTCTTTGATCCACATCTCTTGCACTTGTACACCCTTCTCTCTCCGTGTCTGAAGTCCACCAGCTTGAGCTTCTCTTTCGGTACGTTCAATATCACCATACACATTCACCTCCTTTCACTCCTCACTCTCGAAGACCATAGGAATTTCTATGTTCAGCATAGTTTCTCCCTCCTCTTCCTCCTCTATAGTCTCCTCATCCAAGTCGTCTAAAGAAATTGTTTTTTTATCTTCTCTCTCCCTTCTGTCTCCGAGTACGGCAATCTCGTACGAAGTCCATTTCTGCTCAGCCATAAATCTTCTCAGCTTGAAGACGAAGACAACGGGAATAGGAAGGAGAGAGTATGCTCCGAGAAAGGGTAGAAGGACGTAGATGAATCCTGATATAAGAGTTCCGTAGAAGATTGCTGATATGAAGGCGTAGGGAAGCTCCTTTAGAAGTATCTCGAACATCTGGAGAGGCGTCTTCTTCTTGACTACTTTCTTCCATCCAACGACGTCGTACTCCTCGTCTCCCTTTTTGAGAGTCCCTATGCTCTCCTCTCTCACCTCCGTCAGGTAGTTTCTCTCCGCCATCCCTGTCTTCAACCACTTCACGTCTCCGGTCTTGTTTATGACCATTGAGTACTGGTAGAGCTCTCTGTTCAGGAGCTTGTTCTGATCTATTCTGGCCAGTGTCTGTATGGCTCTCTCTCCGGCGTACTGCTTCAGAAAGTCTCTGTCATACTTGTTGTCTGGACAGCTCTTGCAGACTATGAAGTCGAAGTTGGTTCTCATCTCTACTGGTAATCCATGAAATCTATGTAATCCCATTATAGTGAGAATGTATCCATTAGTCCTATTACCTAATTCTCTGAATTCATGTCTTATTCTGAAGAACTTGGCCAAGGCTTCCTTCTCCTGTGGGACGAGAGTGACGTCGTCCACGAAGACTATCTGGATGGGTTTCTCGTTCAGTGCTCCGTAGCACAGATCGAGTCTTCCAGCCTTTATCTCGAGAGCGTTGACGTTCTTCTCTCCGTATATCTTGCATGCTTCCTCCACCAGCTTCCTAACTAGCTCCGACTTTCCAGCTCCTTGTCCACCGTAGAGAATGACGTTTCTCCAAATTATGTTGTTGGGCTTGTACGGGAGATCGTCTCTTACTGGTATCACCACTTTGTTGTAAGGGGGAAATATCTCTCTCAGAATCTCTCTGTTTCTCGGCTTAGGAGGCACCTCAAGTCACCCACAACTCTTTGTCGTCCCTCTCTATCTCCAAGATGAGGGACTTTATTTTTGTTCTCCGTCCTTTCTTGTCGACAGCCTCCACTCTCTTTATTTCTCCGAGGCTGGAGAGAGAAGTCTCTTGGAGAAGCTCCTTAAGCTCTCTCTCAGTGAGGACGGTCTTCATCTCACCACATGTTTCACTCTTCCTTCCAGATTTATAAACCTTCACACCATCCACTCTCCGGGAGTCCCTATTTCTCTCCATTTCTTCTTGAGTGACCGTGCCTTTTCCACGGCCTCTTTCTCCTCCCCGAAGACGTGTCTCTCCTCGTATCTGGCTACCCCTTTCTCGGTCAGACCAGTGGCAACGAGAGTGACTATGCTTCTCTCACCGAACTTCTCTCTCTCTTTCTCGACGTATATTCTGTAGTGTATACTTTCTGGAAACGCCTTGAAGAGGAAGTCGTCTTCCACGTCAAGAGCCTCTAAAATAACTGTTATTTTAGCACCTCCTTCTTTCTCTTTCTCACGTGTATCACCAGTGTTTTCTTCTCTCTGTCGACTACTATTCTCCCCTCAAGATCGTCTTCCTTCTTGAATCCGAGCTGTCTCAAGTAGAACCAAGCTATGGGGAAGATTCTTGACGCCTTCACTCTCACGAACTTCTTCCACTGCTTCTCTTCATATTTGTTTGTGGAGTCTGTATCCATTCCTATCACGACCCAGACTTAACTACTCCGAGTATTCCCAAGTTGAGGATGACGCCAGCTATGAAGGCGAAGGCGAAGAGAACTGCCGTGAGATTGGTAGCCCATATGCCAGTGAGAGAGAAGACAAAAGGCTCCGCTACCTTCCAAGCGACTAAGAGCTGTAGGAGAACTCCTATGAGAGGGATTAGAGCAAGCAAGACCGTCAAGCTCAAGAAGAAGCTGTAGAGAAGGGTTGCGAGAAAGCCCGAGACTCCTCCGTATACGAAGTATCCAAGGGAGCCGAGAACTATCCATATTGGTGTGGCTTCCCAACTCTCCCATATTTTTTTCACTTTTGTCCACTCTCCTACGTTCATCAGACACCTATCGTCTTCTTGGTTTATAAACCTATTCTTTGTTTATAAACTTCCGTACTTCTTTTATACGAGAAGCTGGATGCGAAGTGACCTTCTTGTAACGTGTGCGGGAGGAAGGATGAGAGAGATGGTGAGGAGAGGTCTCCAGCACTCTCTCCTGCACTGTATGAAAGCCGTGTGGAGCCTCTCCTTACCCTTCTTTCTCTCCCAGCTGGCATGTATGTCACCCTCTCTCACCTCTACTCAGAGGCGTTCTCAGTAGTATTCCTTACCGTCTCCGCTCTGGTCGGCTATGTCCTGTGGCGTAAGGCCGTAGAATCTCACCAAGTCTCTGAGAACGTGTACCTTTGCCTCGTCTCTGATTAGCTGTTCCACTGGCAGGGTGAAGAAGCCCATGAATATTGATCTCGCCAGCACGTACTTCTTTCTCTCGTCGATGTTCATCTTCTTTATTCTGTCCAGCACTCTGAACAGCTTGTGTACGAACTCTGAGCAGGCTTTTCCTGTTTCATCGACTAGCTTCCTGATGTCGTCCCTGTCCTTCTCCTCCACTTTCAGGTCGTTCAGAACCAAGTCCAGAGGGTCTACTCTCTCCTCTGTCTTCTTTTCCTCCACTTCTGTCACTTTCTCTCACCTCCTTTTTCTTTCTCCTTCTCAAGACTTTCTTGAGACAGTCCTCGTGGTAGATGCCCACTATTCTCATTGGATTGTATCTGTTTCTTGAGAAGGTTGCCTGAACGAGAGCGTATCCTCTCTCCGTCTTCTCACCACAGACGGTGCAGAGGAGATTGCTCTCAGACTTCACTTCTCTCTTTCTTGACATCCATCAACCACCTCCTTATTCTGTTGTGCTCTCTTGACAGATTGAGAAGTGAGAGTGCCGCTCTTTCACTCTTCCTCTCCACCATCATCATTATCTTGTCCAGATACTCTTTATACGCTTTCACGACGTTCTCCAGGATTTCCTCAGTAGAGCTTCCCTCAGTTTCTATCCGCACCGGAGGCACACTCTCCAGTCCAAGAGTCTGCATATATCTCGGCTCTGGATACCATATCGAGATGTATTTCTTGAGTGTACGAGCTATCTCTTTCACTTCTTCTCCAAGCTCTTTGAGACTCTCTCTTTTTTTCATTCTTCCTCCTCCCAGATTCTTCTGATGGTCGTGACCATGTACTTCAAGAGAGCCTTTGCCGGATTCTTTCTGACCTCGTCCTCGTTGACGTCCGCTAGAAGCTCTCCGAGAGTGTAGAGAGACTCTGCCTGATCGGAGGCTCTGACTATGTCTCTCTCTGAAAGACCTCCATTGAAAGCCTCCACTGCCTCTCTCACTAGGTCTAGAACTAGCTCTTCTATCTCCATCTCTCTCTCTTTCCTCCTCTCTCTTTGTTACTCTTCATGGCTCACTCCGTCTTCGGTAGGAGAAGGTCGAGAGCCACCGTCTCCAGAATTCTCTCTGCCAGTAGGTCCAGCTTCTTCTGCTTGTGTATCTCTGACTTGTACTTTCTACTGGTTATGGCTGAAACTATCCTCTGGAAGCAGTCCCAGACAGTCATGTCCTCTATTTCCTTCTTTTGATGGTCTACGGCTATTCTCTGCTCTATTTTCTCTTTAAGTCTCTCTCCAGCCTTTATTCTCTGAAGAATGGCTGTATACTCCTCGTAATCAAGTTTTCTCTGTGCTAGCTTCTCCACTATCGGTTTCCAGAGCTCTACGACCTTGTTTACCACCTTGAAGTAGTCCTGTACAGCGACGTCTATCTTTCCTCTGTGGGTCTTTCTGAAGGGTCTGGTGGCGGCCTTTGGGAGCTTGTAGTGGAAGCCTGTTACTCTGTGCACGAAGTCTATTTTGAGAGCGTTCTTGCCGTCAGCGGTGTTCATGACCTTTATCCCGACGTCGCTCTCCAGTGGGTACACCGTCATCTGCCCTCTTCCTTCCCAATATATCACTCTCCCCTCGATCTCCTCCGGAAGGTTCTTGAGTGCCTCTCTGTAGAGATCTCTGAACTGCACCAGCTTGTAGTACTTCGAGACCACCGATATGGCTTTCTTCTTCCCTTTCTCTCTTATGGCTCTGAGCTCCTTCTGCCTCTCCCAGCTTCCGTTGTCGTCTATGGCTATGTCCGTCATCTCAAGCTCCGGTAGCTCTGCAACTCTCTCCAGTAGCTCTTTCTTCACTTTCTACCACCTCCTAATTTAATAGTTTCTTTAGCTCATCTTTAGGGATGAGAGCAATCTTGTCTGAGAACTTCTTCTTACTCTTCAGGATGAAGGCCTCTCCCTTCCTCAAGACACGTCTGTACTCTCCGAGAAGCTTCTTTCTCCTCTCTACAGCCCTATCGAAGTCCAGCAGGATGTTGAGTATCTTTCTATCACTAAGGTCTTCTATGTCCCTTCCACAATTCAGAGACCAGTAGAACTTTTGTACTTTCTTCATAATCTTTATCCCTTCCAATATCACGTCACCGAACTCCTCCAGTCCTTTCTCTCTGAGCCCGAAGAAGAACGTGTCTGGAAGTCCTTCTGAGAGAACATCTATCCTCTGGACGGTCCGGTACTTGTATATTCCACCACGTCTCAGAGTGTACTCTGAGTAGATGGATATTCTATTCTCCCAAGCAATGGCAGAGGCTATGAGATGTACAGTTTCTTCCATTCTCTCCATAAGGTCTCTGAGAACGGCTGGACTGATCTCTTTCTCTATCTCTTTCAGTGTCACCACTTTCTCTCTCCTCTCCGATACCAGCCTCTTGTACTCCTTCTCTTTGAAGAGGTTCACACGTTTCTGGAGGAGGCTTAGAGCCTTCAGCCTCTTCTTGAGCTCTTGGTCAATCATCCTCATCTCTCCCAAGTGAGTTCAGAGCTATCTCTGTTGAGAACTTATCGATGATCTCCTCTCTCAGCTCGTCTATCTTCTGTTTCAGAGGGAGTGTTCGTCTGTCTATCTTTCTGAGCTCTCTGAGCAGCTTCTCCCCTTCTATGAGCGTTTCAAGAGTGTTGTCGAGTGTGTCAACCTTGAAGTAGATAGAGTCCTTCCATACCTTCTTGAAGAGCGTGTCCACGTGCTTTCTGAGCTTGAGAGAGTATCTGAGAAGCTCTTTCATCCTCTTCATCTTCGTCTTTCTGAGCAGCTCTCGCAAATCTTCTTCATCTATTACGAGAAGATGTACTCTCTCTGGAGAGTCAGACCAGAATATCCCTTCTCTCGGGACGTATGTGATAGCGTAGTCATCTAACTCCACTTTCACTTTCTCCGTGACCATAGCACCAGCCACTCTGTGTATCAGACCTTCTATGGCGTCTGGAAGAGGTGTAACTCTTTCCATCAGCTTCCTCCTGAGTGCAACCAGTTCATCAAGGAGCTCTCTCTTCTCCTCTTTCATTCTCTTCTTCTCGTCCTCTACGTACTTCTGGAACTCCTTCTCAAGCCTCTGGAGAGTCTTGACTCTCCTCTGTAAATTCCTGTCCGTTTCTCCCACCTCTCTATCAGAGTACGTCGGGGTACCTCTCCAGGAGGTACGATGCTGGGTATGGTCTCCCGTCGACTTTCTTCCCGTCTCTCAGGAGTATTATCACAGCTATTTCGTTGACGTTGTCCAAGAGTATGACGTCACTGGCCAGCTCTGAGGCAATGTTCTCAAAGACCTCCTCTCTAAGCTCTGCACCATATCTTTCCAACATTCTCTGGTCCACTCTCATCTCGGTTAGGATGCCCATTCGCAGGCCTTCTATCTCTCTCACTCACTCTACCTCTGTGGTCCATAAATAGATGCAAGCGTTTCCACGTTCCATTTCTTCTCTGTACCCACGTTTGAGTTTCTTTCTCTTTTTCTCTGCATCCTTCCTTCTCTTGAATACATAGACCTCTTCAACGAGCCCTCTCCACTCCAGAATTACTGCGTACACTTTCAAACTATCACCTCCTTTTTTTCTCGTTCTCGTCTTGAAGGAAGAAGAGCCAAGATGTGAGAGAATTTCTCCAAGCTCCTCCTGATGAACTCGTCCGCCTCTCTAATAGCTTTCTTCCCTTTCTCCCTCCTTTTCAGCAGCTTCTCTCTCAGTTCATCATAGTGTATCAGGATGTCTACTATTCGGTCCTCTCCGAGGTCCACTCCAAGAGTCGTTAAGTCCAAATTCTCCAAGGGAGCGAAACGTTCGTGTAAGGAAGTGTAACGTGCTAGCCCCTTCAGCTTCCTTGCTATCTTTCTTCCTCTCTTGATGCATTGACCATACTGTATCAGGAGTTCGTCGTCCACAGTCCCAAGAAGGTACAGCTCTGGAAACTCTCTCTCGTCGGAGAGAATGTCCACTGCGTAACGTGCTCCGTACCGATATATCCCATCTTTTCTTATACTGTAGCTCCTGCCGAGAATGACTTTGCCCTTCACTAAGAAAATGGCAGAAGCTATGACGTCCATCGTCTCTTCCATCTCCTCCAGCTTCTCTGCAAACAGAGTCGTTTCACTCTCTCTGTAAAGAGCTCTGAGAGCTCTCAGGTCTTCTCTTCTCTCTCTGATGATCCGTTTGTGCTCCCTCTCGATCATTCTCTCCACTCTCCTCCGGAGCTTTTCAAGAGCCTCTACTCGCTTCTTCAGCTCTCTGTCCATGTTACGACACTCTCCCTCTCTTGAGCGTTGACAGAGCAAGCTCCTCCGAGAACTCCTCCATCATTCTCTCCTTCAGCTTCTCCAGTCTCTCTTCTATCTCTCTTCTCTTCTCTAAGTGTGCGTTGAGCTTCTCGAGAATTGTGTCGGCGTTCTGGAGTGCCTCTATCTGGCCGTGTAGGTAGCCAAGAGATGGTATGTCTGAAGGTTGTCCGGAACTTCTGTAGCTCCGATAGTTCGCCATTATCCTTTGGTACTCTTCCAAGCACTCTCCGAGTACTTCAAGTTTCCTCTCTCCGGACTCCTTGAGATATTTCAACACTGGTGAGGAGAAGTATTTCAAGTAGATTGGGTACTTATGTCTGTAGTAGAAAATCCCTCTCCCGGGTCTGAGGCTAATCTGCTGGCTCACTGTCTTCGTCTCTGTATACATGTTTCCGGCTATCTGATGGAACATTCGTTCTATGTCTTCTCCCAAGTCTTTGTACACCTCTGCTTTCTTCTCCTCTATTTCCTTCAGGACGTCTTCTCTCTCCTTGACCAGCTCCATCTTCCTCTTCTCTATGAACTCCTCAACCCTCTCTCTGAGAGTTTCAAGCCTCTTGAGCTCCTCATTCAGCTTCTCATCCATTCTTCTTCCTCCTCAACGAGTACATACTCGCTTCCTCAGAGAATTTCTCCAGCATTTCTCCTCTCAGCTTCTCGATTTCTCTCTCAATCCTGTCTTTCTCTCTCAGAGCTTCTTCCAGTCTCTCTTTCTCCTCGTCTATCGTCGACAAGTACTCTATCATCTCTATCCCGTGGTAGTCCGGTCCAGCGTAGTATGGAGGGCTCTCAAAGCTATGATACAGAGCCCGTAGTCCCTCGTACAAGCAGGAGAGTCTGTGTATGTAGAAGCCGAGAGCTCTCACTCTCTCGTTCTCAGAGCTCATCATACTTCTTCCAGCTCCATCGTCATAGAATATCGGTGCTCTGTGTTTCTTTCTGTGGTAGAAAATTCCTCCGTTCGGTCTTATCACTAAGTATTCGGAGTTCAGATAGGGCTTCTGTAGAGGTATCTTGATGAGCTTGTTGCTCATCTCTCCAGCTATTCCGTGTATCAGTTCTTCCATCTCGTTTGTCGAGGGTGGAGAGAGTTCTTTATATAGCTCTCTCACCCTCATTAGCTCTTCGTGCTTGGAGTTCACGATTGTGTCTATCCTGCTGTATATGAAGTTTCTCACTCTCACCTTCAGTGTCTTCAGCCTTTCAGCCTCTTTGACAAGCTTAACGTCCACACTATCTCCTCCTCTCCTTCAGGAAGTAGAAGGTGGCCTCGGTACTCATCTTCTCCAGAAGTCGTCCTATCTCTCTCCAGATTTCTCTGAACGTCTTCTTCTTGAATTTTAGGACTTCTCTTCCGTACTTCAGGTGACTGTCCAAGCGAGCAATGAAGTACAACCTCTCTCTCTTCTGCTCAGGGACGGCTGGAAGAAGGTTTCTTACCGAGAAATAGGAGTCCAGCAGTCCACGGACTCTTCCAAGAGTCTTAGCAATCTCTCTTACCTTCTCGTTCTTCGAGTTCAGCATCCCAGCTATCCCAATCAACGAGAGTACGTCGACTCTCAAAATCTTCTCTCTCTTCTTTCCTCCGTACAGTCCTTTCCCCGGACGTATGACCAATTTTCCACACCGGACTGGCTTCTCTGCTATCTGCCCAAGCAAGCCCTGTATGAGGTCCTCCACCTTTAATATCTCAGGATAAGGGTTTGTTTTATCTATTAGCTCTGTGTATTTCTTGAGCTTCCTCATTCTCCTTCTCTCCAGCTTCTCCATCTCTTTCTCCACAAAGGTAAACATGGCTGTCTCAAGCTTCTCCAGAGACTTAACTCTCGCAAGGAAGTCCTCATCTCTCACGTTTCTCCCTCGACAGCAGATAGAGAGGAAGGTCTTCTGAGAACTCGCTATAGACCTCTCTCTCGATCTCTCTAATCATCTCCTCAATTTTTCTTTTCCTTCTCAGCTTTCTTTTGAGTTCTCTCAGTACGGTCTTGTGGTTGAGAGCCAAAGACGCTTTCTCCTCCTCCGAAGTATTCTCTATCAACCAGACTCCGTACAGACAGGCATCCAGTTTCTCGTACAAAGCAGAAATTCTCTCCGAGAAGTCCGCCACCCTTATCGCTCTCTTCTCACCAGTTTCTCTGAGCTTCTTTATGAGCGTCTTAGAGGGGTAGTACGTAAGCAACATTCCTCCCTCATCCGAGAGTCTGACTCCTCTCCCCGGAACGATGAGTAGACTCAGACCGTTTATCTCTCCAAGATACACAATTTCTCTCAGGTCGGCAGAGAGAACGTACTGCAGGAAGTCCTCCAAGTTTCTCCTGACTCTCCATAGGTGTCCGTCCAATAGCTCGTGTGCGACTCTCTCTATCTTTCTAAGCTCTACTCTGTGCTCTCTCAGTATCCTCTTTATTTCAGCTTTCTTCCTGTAGACGTACTCTTCAAAAGTTAGTCCCTTCTCACGCTTCAAAGTCATCCCTCCTTCTGAGAGCGTACATAGAAATCTCTGTGGGGAACTCGCTCGTGAGTTTCTCCACTAGCTTCGCTAGCTCCATTCTCAAGTGTCTCGCTTCCTCAGCCGCCTTCTCTGCTCTTTCCATCTTGAAGTCTATGAAAGCCAAGAACCAGAGTCGTTCGACTGTGTCAGAGGGTATCTCTGGCACTGAGCCCCTTATTTCTCTGTATCCCTGGACGATCTCGAGGAACGTATCCAGTCTCTCTCCCAGTTTTTTCTGCTTCTTGTCCTTACTTCCGTATAGCTCTATGATGACGTTTGTGATTTCTCTTATCGGAAGAGTCAGCAGAACGTACTTTATTCCCAAGTTTATCCCTACTTCGGGACTCTCTGCCGTCTTCACCATCCTCTCCAGCCGTATTTTGCCTCTCGTCACCTCTGTCAACAGTTCTCGTAGGAGAGATTCAACAAGACATAGCTCGTCTCCGAGTTTCTCCAAGTCTTTCAGAGTGTCGATGTACTCTCTCATTTTCTTCTCTCCTTCTTTCAGCATTCTCTCCTTCTCGCTGAGTATGAAGCCTCTCATTCCTCTCTCAAGCCTCTCAAGGGCGACCAGTGTTTTCATAATACTCCTCTCCGGCATTTGTTCTTTTTTCTCCATTCTACCAGCCACTACTTCAGAAGCCATATACAGAGCCTCTCTGAGTGCTTCATAACGAAGTCCTTGAGAATTTCTTCCGCCTCCTCCGCTTTCTCTCTCGTTTCCATCAGCATCTTCGCTAGCTCTCTCTCTATTCTCTTCCTATGTCTATAGAAGCACTCATAAGAGGTTGGGTCCTCCGGGTTAATAAATCTCTCTCCTCTCTTTATTCGGAGTTTAGAGTCTATAATGAGGGTAAATTCACTATTTAGTCGTTTCTCTCTCTTCTTTAGAGTAAATATCTTGTTTATTTTTCTGTATATGGAAAATAGTCCCTTTATGACCTCTATTTTGTCTTTACTGAGAGAATATATATCTATTCGTTCGCCTTCCCAAGTGTAGATGCCGTTTCTCCTAAGTAGCACCTCTCTCTCCAGCTCACTCTCTATCAACTTGAGTACTTTGGCTACTATATTCCTGTGTGCTCTTCTCCAGATGCCCTCCACGTACAGGTGGAGCTCGCTCAGATGTTGGTAGACGCTCCATTCTCTCAACCAGAAGGCTTCTTCTCTTCTCACACAATCTCACCTATCTTCTTTTCAGGAGCTTCCAGAGTCCAAGCTTCCCTATGAAGGTCCAGTACTTTTCTCTCCCCAAGAATCTCTCTCCCCATCTCTCGGAGAAGGCTTTGGGGCAGTCTATGACGTGCTTCGGGAGAGTTTCTATGATGTATTTCTTCAGTTTCTCCTCGCTCTCGAAGCTCAAGTAGAAGCTCTTGTCTTTTCCGGCTACTCTGACTATCTCTGCTTTCTTGTCCAGAGCACCTCTCAGTATCTCTGACGCTATCGAAGGGTCTATGGACTTGAAGGGGAAGCTGAGTATCCTCCACTCTCCCTCGTAGGCTCTGTGAACCCAGAGAGCCTCTCTCCACGTGGGGAGGAGTCCCTCTATGTAGCACAGCAGTTTCTTCCTACTCATACTTCTTCCTCGCTCTGTAATCCTAAAATAATCATTATTTTAGCTCTCTACTGCTGGCTCGCTCCCTCTGACAGGATCTCAATCGCTATGTTCTGGTATATCTCGTCCCAGTCCTCATCAGTCATTCCAAGCACTGTTTTGCTCTCTCTTATGAACTTCTTCGTGTACTTCTTCATATATTTGGAGAGGTACTTGATGAACTCTATCATTTTCTTTCTCCTCTTGAATATGAAGAATATGTACGATTTCTTCACAAGCGGAATTTCTATTTCTCCCCTCAGTGCTATTCCTCTCTTCACTATCTCCGTAAGCGTCTCACTCCTAAAGCCGTACGCTTTGAAAAACACTCCGTTAAAGCCGGAATTGTACCACAAGAGAGTCCCGAATATCTTCATTTCTCCTATCACTTTGTCCACCATCTCACCTCTCTTTCTTTTGCTAAAATAACAGTTATTTTAGGACTACTGAGTCCTCTCAGCAAGCCTGTTTACGACGACGTTGCTCTCTATAGTCTGGTACTCCTCCTCACTCAGTCCAAGTTTCTCTCTTCCTTCGAGTCTGAACTTCCTCGTAAGACTCCTCAGAACGGTGCTGAGGTAGAGGAGAAACTCTCTCAATTTCTCCATACGTTGAAACCGGAGAACCAGCGTCGCTCTCGACTTAGACCGAAACGCTGACGTGAACAGCAGGAGAGTCGCTCCTCTCTCCACACCCTCTTTCACTATGTCCGTGAGAGCCTGTGCCGGAAGGGTGTCTGCTCTGAAACTTATGTCTCTCTCCATCTCGAACCAGACCGGAATCTTCTTCTCGGTCATTCTGCCTATCATCAGAGTCATATGCTCGCCTCTCTCTTCCTCACTCTTCCTTCCGTATTCTGGTAGTTCTCCCAAATGGTACTTCTTCCTCTGCCTTACCGTCTGGTGTCAGTATCCAGAGTGTCTCGTGTCTTCCTCTCCTCTCTGGGAAGTCTCCGTACCCGTCGGTGAAGTAAATCAGCAGTTTCGCTCTCTTCTTATGCTCTCTTATCCACTCGAAGACTGGTCTGAAGTCCGTCCCACCGTATCCAGTCCTCTTGAAGACTCTCTTTCTGGAGACCTTCTCAAGAGGTTCTGCCATCTTGATGCTGGCGTCGCACTCTATGTATGTCCCTCTCAGTGTGTCTCTGTGTATGTCGAATATTCTCCTAATCTCTCCCATAAACTGAGAGTAGTCCTCGTCAGATATTGACCCAGACGTGTCCACCGCTATCACTATGTCTATCTTCTCCTTGAGTACTGATGGGAAGTATGTCCCGAGTGTCTGAGAACGTTTGTGCGGTCTTCGCCAAGTGTAGTCTTTTGGTATCTCTTTCGTGATGTATCTCCATAGCATCTGCTTCCACCCAAGTTTAGACGGTAGTATCTTGTCTATCAGTTTCTGTAGTCCTGCTGGCAGTTTTCCCTGTACCTTAGCGAATGTGGCGGCCTTGATGGTGATGTCCTTCCAGAACTCTCCTATGTCCGTCTCCGGATGTTTAAAAGGCTCTTCGTTGCCTCCGGAGCCCTTCTCGTCCTTCTTTCCCTCGTTGTCTTCTCCCTCTTCGCCATAGAACCCTTCTTTCTTGTCGTTGTGGGTGTCGAACTGCTTCTGGAGTATTCCCTTTCCTTCTCTGTCTCCCTTTCCGTCTCCACCACTTCCAGAGACGGGTATGTGTATCTTCTTTGCGTTCTTCATCAAGTAGTCGTAGACCGCCTCTACCACCTTGCCTCTGAACGTCTCCAGCGGCTGTATTGCGAAGTCTGGCACTGGACTCCCAGACTCGTAGAGCATAGTGTTCACGACGTAGTCTCCCGCTATATTCCAGACGACTGGCTCTCTCCCCTGTCTCCTCAACAAGTGCTCAAGTATCAGATGGAGTATCTCGTGCTTTATGACGAACTGTAGTTCTATGTCTCCCAGCTTCTTCACGAAGTCTGGATTGTACGGTACGTTTCCGTATCTGTCTACTCCCATCGTCGGTATCTTCTTGTTCTCTCTGAACTTCAGGTATGTGGCTATGTAGGAGAAGAACGGCTCTTCTTCCTGTAGGAGAACTATGGCTCTCGTTATTCTCTCTCTTGGAGTCAGTTGAAACACTTTCTACCACCTCCTTATCTTTCTCTCTCAAACTATGTATGGGGATCGCTAATAAAGTGTATGGGAGAGAGACGTTCTTACTTGTCTCTCTCCAGAAGTTTCACGGAGACGTATGGTGCGGCTATCATATAGGCCGCCCTCACTCTTTCCTCTAAGTCGTCTCTGAACTTCCTGAACTCCTCTACTCTCTTTCTGACTTCCTGTCTGATGAACTCCTCGTGTATGTAGAAGAGAGTCAGAGAGTCGAGGTCGCTGTAGAGTCGTGTCCTTATACCGTAAAGTTTGCTCTGAACCTCTATGCTTGTGTACGGAAACGCTATCCACAGTTCGACTGTCTCTGTCTCCACTGTATACTTCGTCTTCCACTCCACGCCCTTCACTTGCTTCAGACACTCTATCAGAGTCTTCAGCATTTCCTTCTTTGTGGGTCTGACGTTCGCTCTCGCTTCCTCTGTCTGGAGAAGGTCTATGAACTTCTCTATCTTATATGACCTCGCATAGACGCTGTCGTCGTATACCTTGAACTCAAACACACTCCCTCGCCCACTGTTGTAGTACCCTTTGTAGACGAGTCCCGTGTTCGTTATGGCGACGTCGTCAAGGTCTGCTCTCTTCCTCATCAGCCCTCTCGACAGTGTTCTTATCAGTTTCTCGTAGTTTGTACAGAGAGTATGTACGTCTTGGGAAATCTTCGTCACCTCTTTGTCCACCTCGCTCTTCCACTCCGTCAGTTCGTCTCTGAGTTCGTCTACCTCTCTCCAGAACTCGAAGTTCTGGGGCTGTGTGTACTCCTGCTCAGGCATCTCCACCACTCTGTCTCAGAAGGTGTACTTGACTATCGTCTTTGAAATCTCCTTCCACTCCGGTATCTTTGCTGAGACTCTCCGTACGTACTTCTGGTGTCTGAGTACCAAGTTTCTCATCAGGACTATTCCGAACTCTGGTTTTTCCCACGCTGTCTCTGTCAACTGTGCTATCTTACAGTATGCTCTGAAGAACTTCTCGTCCTCTTTGAAGAAGTGTATCAGAGCAGATGTCAGAGCCCATCTCTCGTTGAGAGCAGTTATGTCTCTCACTCTGTTGGGGTCTCTCACGAAGTCCTCCACCTTGTACTTCTTGACCAGTCGTGAGAACTCTATGAACTCCTTCGCTATGCCGTTGCCCACCGATGACGCCACGAGTATCTCTATCTCTTTCTCGTCCTCTACGTCAGAGATTAGTTTAGAGGCTCTCCACCAACTCCTCGGAGTCGGGAAGGCTCTCTCCTCAGTGTTCTCTTCCAACTTGAAGAGATAGTCTGCTCTGAAGTTCAGAAATGCCTGTATCCTGTGGTCTACACCGTTCTTCATAGCCCACCGTGTCCAGATGTTTATGTGTGGCACTCTGAGTTCAACCCAGTCAAATCTGTTCTCAAGTGGCTTGGCCATCTCGAAGGTGTGTGCTCTGTCTTCCTCTTTGTTTCCAGCACCTATCACCACGTATCCCTCTGGGAGTACGTAGTCTCCGAGTTGTCTGTCCAGAATCAACTGGTAGCACGCACTCTGTATGCTCGGTGGGGCTAAGTTTATCTCGTCTAAGAAGATAATCCCTGCCCCTGTCTTTGGGAACCAAGATGGGGGTATCCACTTGGTTATTCCACCGTGTCCGTTCTCCATTATCTTAGGCAGTCCGAGAAGGTCGCTTGGCTCTAACTGAGAAACTCTCCTGTCTATAAGGCAGAAGTGCTTCTCAGAGTTTATGTCCTCTGGTCGCTCTGAGTACTCGAGTTTCATAGACTCCGCTATCTCTTTGGCAGTCTTCCTGACTGTGTCCGACTTGCCTATCCCTGTCCTCCCCTGTATACAGAGAGGTATCCTCTTCTCATAGTGTCTCCGTATGACTCTCTCGAGTTCTTCGTGGTTCACTTCTCTCACCATTTCACATCACCTCACTTTCTTTCTCCTCCTTCTTGTATGCCCGTATCATCGAGGCTGTGCCTCTCTATGGCCGTGAAGTCTACTCGTTCTTATCCTCTCCCTACTCTGCTGTACTCTCTCCAGCACTCCAAGTGTGTCATAGGTAACTCTCTTCTCTCGTACTTGAAGGTGTCTCTCCGGACTCTCCCTCTGTCTATGACCACCACTCTGTCGCCTTCCTTGAGTCTTCCTCCACATACGGGACAACGTATATCTCCCAAACTCATCACTCTCCTTTCTACTCTCGTTTAAATGTGTGCTCACCAGTCATCGGTCTTAGCACACTTTGAGCAGTAGTTTCCGTATCTCTCTTTCTCGTACTCCGTCAAGTGCTCTCCACAAGTCAGACATTTTTTCACCTTTCCACCTCTTTCTCTCTCAGTCTATTATTTTGATGTCTTTCTCCCACTCTCTCACGAGTTCTTCGACCGACTTGTTCTCTCCAAAAAACTCTGGATATTTCTTAATCTGTTCGATGATGGAAGTCGTCTTAGGCTTCTCTTCCGTCTCTATGTGGACGTTCGCTGGGACTTTGTATTTCAGCGTTCCAGTGTCATCAACTACTGGGACTGTTTTCTCTTTGTCGATGTAAGGGAGTTCTTCGTACTCTCTACAGGAGATTAGTTTCCATTCCGTCACTTCTTCTTCACCTCCTATCTCTTTCTTTGTATGTCATTGAGGCTATGCCTCTCCATACTCGTGATGCTTCAGTCTGCTCTTCAGTATTCTCTCGGTCTGCTTCATATACTCCAGACGCCTGAGAACCCGCTTCTTCTTCTCTCTCAGTTTCTCCACTATGTCGTCAATCACTTCTACGAGTCTCTCTGCGTTCTTCTTGTACTCTTCTATGCTCTCCAGAACAGACTCTATTGTTTCTCTCTCCTTCTTGTTCAGAGAATCACCACTACAAGCCACAAGCCTTTCTGAATCTCTCTTCGTCGAAGTTCGGGTTGTCGTAGGCGAAGAGATTGCTGAAGGCTCTAACTGCTCTCTCCTTGACACTCTGTACGTCTATCGTCTTCAGAATCTCTGCCACCTGCTTGTAGTGTCTCCTTTGGAAGTCAGGCATTTGCTCTCACCTCTCTTTATTTTCTATTCACAGGGTCTATCTTGTATATCTTCCTGAGCCTGTGTAGGAGTTGCTTCTCATTCCTTGCGTGTATCTCTCCCACTTTGTTTCCTCTGTCCCATATCTCCACGTCTCTAAGGCTCAGGCAGACCAACACGTAGTTTCTCACGGTTTCACCTCTCTCTTCCTCTCTCCGGATCTCACTCCATCGCTATCTCCAGCAGGAGAGTGATGAGCGTCCCTGCCACAACTCCTCTCAAGAGGGCTGTGGGGCTCTCTCTCCAGCCGAGCACAAGTTGTATTCCCAGCACCAAGACCAGAGCCGCCACCAGTAGCACCGTCTCTCTAAGAGTCGGTTTCTCTCTCTTTTTCATATCTCTATCTCCTAAAATAACTGTTTCTTTACGACCATCTCAACTCTCCGAACATCACTATCTCAGGCGTTATGAGAGGCGTTATGGAGAGTGGTATGCCGGAGTGTCTCATAACGTCTATACCGTCAAATGAGCACTCTATCAGCACCAGAGTGGACGAGGAGAATAGTGTATTCCTCACCTCTCTCCTCTCTCCCTCTACTCCTACTCCACTCTCTCTAACGCCTCTAACGCCTCTCTTTCCTTCTTTTCTCACTATATCTCCTCTTTTCTCTCTACGAATGCTAAAAAAACAATTGCTTTAGGCTTCTCTCAGGCAGTTTCTACCGTAGGGCGGCTAAAATAACTGTTTCTTTAGTCTCCGTTTGCTATGAAAATGACTCTGTGCCATCGCTTCAGATGTATCTCCGGGTGCTGTGGGTGCTTTATTTTTTCCTTTTACGTAGATGCCTGTCAGTCTGTATTCTTCCAGATGTTCTATGTCTTGGACGGCTCTCACTCTGATTTCCTCCGCCTTGTGGTATCCGAGTTGCCACTTCACCGACTTTCTCAAATGAAGTCTCACTGCCTTCGGAATTCTCTGTCTCGGTGGTCTCTCCGGTACGAGGTACAGGTCTCCCTGTCTCTTTACTTCCTTCTCTCTCTTCAGGACTTCCTCTGGGAAGAGTTTCTTTAGTATCTCTGACGGCTTGTCTTTCTTTCCCTTCTCCCTGAAGTAGAGTCTGCTCTCTGTGTACTGCTCTCCGTCTTTCAGTACGACGAGACACACCGGGGTTGTTGTCTGGAAGTAATAAATCTCCAGACCGAACTTTCGGAAAATCTTTCCCTCTTTTGCTGATTGTAGTGTCTGGTAGTTTTTCACAAGGTATCCAGCGAGTACTCTCTGCGTCTCCTCGTCCACGTCTTTGAACAACTCTCTCACTTTCGTTAGAGCCCTCTCTCCGATGCTCTGCTTCTCTGAGACCCACTCTGCTGGCACTCTCCACCTCAGTTTCCCTTTCTCGTCCACGAAGGGTATTGCTCTCTCTTGCTTGCTCCAGTTTAGTCTATTGTACTCTCTCCTCCCTATCGTAGTCCACTCCATCGCTTTCACCTCCTCCCACTCTCTCTTGGAGTGAGTATGAACTCGCTCTCTCTCATCTGTAGCACTCTCTCAAGGCTCTCAAGGCTCTTCGTCGCTACTCCCTCTCCGTCTATCACGACTGCCAAGACGACTCTATCTCTGTCTCTCACGATCTCCCTCTCTCCGTTTCTTCTCTCATCAGAGCCTTGCTCTCTGGAGGTATCTTGATATTTGCTCCAGAGTGCTCTCACGGTCTCTATCCATCCACCTCACCTGTGTGCTATCTGTATCCTTCTCAGACACAAGGGACAGACCGGACGTCCTCTCCAGTCTCTCATAGAGTCTGCAGTCCAGACTCTCTCGCAGGTGGGACACTTCACTATCTCTATCCGTCTGCCCGTGAGTCTCTCGCTCTCGTTAAGAAGTTCTCCTTCCATATCTCTCACCTCTCTACTCCCATATATCGTGGTTGTTAACACAGTCGCAACAGTTCTGTACTATCCAGTCTTCGTCCGTCTCGCTTGCTCTGTACTCATTCCCACATACCGGGCACGTCCACACTTCTTCTTTCTCCATTTATCTCACTCCTTCTCTCACAGTCTCTTCTTCTCCACCTTCTCCATCAGACTGTCTCCGACTTTGATTTCCTCGCTCCCGACGTAGTTTATCCAGAGTTTGCCCCGTACCTCTTCCACGAATACCAGCCCTATATGTTCACTGCTGAAGGCGTTCTCTCTTCTCACCTCAAGACAGACGTAGTTCCCTTTCTTCATCTCGTCTATCCGAATCTCTAAACCCATTCACATCACCTCTCTATCTCTTCGTCTCTCTAAGAAGTTGCTAAAATAACAGTTATTTTATCTCTTTCTCTTCTTCTCTCTCGTCGCTCTCTCCACCAGCATCGCTATCTCCCACGCTATCGCTACCGCCAGACTCGGAGAGTCCACATAACCCATCTCTAAGACCTTATCACTTTCCATCTCAATACCTCTCCCTCGTCTATGCTCGCTGGTGGTCTATAAGGCTTTCTCCCTCTCCCTCTGTGGGGCTTTGCGTGTCCTTCTCCTCCTCCCCACGTCCTGAGTTGCTTCTTTGCTTGCTTTCTCCTCGCTCTCTCTTCGTCTATCTCCATCTTCTTTATTGTCTTCTGTACTATGTCTATCATAAAAGAGCAGTTAATCTTTCTGTAATACTCTAACTTCTCTTTCAGTAGGTCTTTAAGGTCTTTCATTCCAAACACCGAAATAGATAAGGAAGACAAAAGTAGTCTGGACACGTCCTTATATAGCGGTCTATCTCTCTTATGTTCTCGTACTCTACTTTGAAGTCTCTTATGGTCTTCTGTCTTCCGTGAGATAACTCCCTCATCAGTTTGAGATATGGGTTAACGGACTCTACGGATAAGACTATCTCCTCTCTTCTCCTCTCCTCTCTCCTCTCATCATCGGTCTGGAATATGGGAGAGAGGTTAAGGGGTCTCTCGACTATGAAGTCTGTTATTCTCGTCTGCCGTGTCTTTCCCGTTCTCATCATCATCATCTCCATTTCAAACTAACACAAAAAATAAAGGAAAGGGAGAGGTTGGGGCGTGTTCTCTCCCTATAACTTCTTAGGTCTCACTAAGACTTGGGCGGGGTTCTGTTTGTATGACACTCGCCAGTTTGGATATTTTCTCTTCAACTGTTGTGCTACACTCCTCACGTTCTCTGTTTTGATTGGTGCGGTTGTGTGTTCTTTGAAAACGTCAAAAGGAATAGCCACGAACTCATCAGTTTTCTTGACGTTCTGTATAGCGTTGTTTATGGCAGTCTTCAGCGTCTCATCAATATCCCACTTTGTCGAGATTGGTTTAACGACAACCTCGAGCGTCAACTGAACCCCTTCATTTTTGTTGTTGTTCTTCATTTTCGTCTCACCGAGTAGGTATCGACACGTGAGTATTTAAGTCTTTCTAAAATAATAATTTCTTTAGGCAATTGTCGAAGTGTGCCTTCTTTATATACTCTCGTAAAATAAGACTAATGTTATGTTCTAACGCCTTTATAACGCCTTTAACGTTTTGTCTGGGTTTGGGGGAAAATGAGACAAAACCCCTCTTTAAATACTCTTTAGACAGTTGTCGACATTACGCTTTATGGGTGAATTGAGCAAAAGACTTTTAACCCTACACGAGAAGGGTTAGCGGTGATGTGAATGGTAAGGCCACGAAAAGACGCAACAATCGGGGTCTTGGAAGCGTACGAGATTTACAGAACCAACCCAACCCGAGCCATAGAGGGTTTGGGTGGGTTGTCGGCGAAGACGTGGTTGAGAAGATTTCGAGAGAACGGATTAAAGATAAGACAACAGCGTAAGCGGAAGGTACACAATAACGACTATGTGAACGTTGAGGAGTTGGAGAAGTGGGTTAGCGTTGATATAGACGAGATAACCTTTAAGCCCCTCCACACCAAGCATCAACGTGTTGTTAAAGAACTCGATGCCCAACTCGTAAAGGTCGGACTACACGAAGACGATGAGCATAAAGCGTTTGTGTTGATTACGCCGAGAACGTTAAGCAAACGAATAGCACAACGGATTTTAGAGATTTACAGAGAGAAGGGTTTTAGCACAGTAGCGGATAAGGAGTTTGAAGCAGAGTTTAACGTTCGACACGGCACACGTGGGAAAGCACTTGTAGAAAACATAACGGCACGAATTAAAAACCTTGTCTATATGAACCTGCGACTCTTCAAGAAGGACGAGAGAAGCAGAGTTATCCAAGACTTATACGAGAACGCAATAAAGACACTATGCGATGAGCCACCAGCCGAGATTAAACGATTAGTTGAAGACCCCCGAGCACTCTTTTAGCACTTCTTTTTTTCTTTTTCTTTTTTTCTTTTCTCTCCTCTAACTCTCTACACGTCATAACACTTCATAACACCCCTTATCTTCTCCTACACTAAAAAAATTCAAATAATGATTATTTTAACAGTCCACCCCCGGTTCTAGTCACGACACACAATCATAACACACTGATCACAACAGATTATCATACACCTTCTAGAACGAGAACTTTCAAAGAAAGCAGACGGCATGCATAAAAGTGTGTATTTAGAAAAAACTTCCAGAAAGGAGTGTTAGACCCTCTCTCTGTTCCATCTTTGTTTATAAACAACAGAGAAGATATATAAGAGAGGTGTTATAAAGCGTTATGTGATGCCGTACCTCTGTAACTGTCAGTGCAAGATAGGAAAGTCTCCCAATAGAGATCTCTACCACGATCTGAGAGTCAAGGAGAGATACTCCTACGAGAGGCTCTCGCAGGTGGCTAGAGAGAAAGGGGAAGATATTTCTCCCATGGCCTTCCACAGACACTTCACCAAGCACGTCAAGCCTGCACTGGAGGAGTACGTAAAGATGAATGCGTCAGAGGCTTGGCTCAGGGAGAGAGCCAGAGAAGAGGTCAACTTGTACCACGAGATTCTATCTAACCTAGTTCTGCTCAGAGAGAAGGTCGAGGAAGCGTGTAGACTCCCTCTCTCATCCTCCAACATCACTGCACTCACCAATCTTCTGGGTGAGATAAGAAAGACTATCGTATACATCGCACAGCATAAAGACCAGCTTGTCGGGATAAGAGGAGAGATGAGTGAAGACATAACTCTCTCCTATCTCTTCGAGATCATAGACGAGCTTCCGGAAGACAAGAGACAGAAGCTGAAGGCGAAGCTTCAGGCTCTGGTGGGTCTGACATGAACATAGCGTGGAAGGCATATAAAATATGGGAATGGTACAGTGCTCCGTCCATCTACTTCAAGGACGTGACGGGACAGGATCCCATAAAAGGACAGAAGCATATAATGGACTTTCTACCGACCAACGAGAACAGGTTGCTGGTGTGTGCCGCCTCTGGAGCCGGGAAGACGAGAGTGCTGGCTGCTGCAGCTCTCTGGGAGTGTACGGTACTACCTACCATCATCAGGAGGCCAGTCAAGGCACTGGTTCTTTCTGGATCTTTGGAGCAGTCAAAAGTTCTCTACGACTACACCTCAGAATACATCAAGAGGTGCAGCATAGTCGGTGACATGGTACAGACCAGATTGAAGACTGAAACGAGATTCAAGAACGGCTCTCTTTTGAAGGCTCTTCCCTGCTCCGAGAGAGCCTTCTACGGTAAGCATGTAGACCTACTGATCATAGACGAGGCAGCTCTAAAAGACATACCAGAAACGATCATAGACCATGCTCTGTCCATAGTGGCTCCAGTAAAAGGCTCCAAGCTCATGATGTCTTCGACTCCCTATGAGCCTTCCTCAAGGTTCGTGAAGATGTGGGAGAAGGCACCAGAGGAGGGGTGGCTGAGGATAAACTGGTCGGCTGAGGAGTGCAACTGGATTCCGAAGAGTGTGATAGAGGAGGCACGGAGGACTCTCTCAGAGACGGAGTTCAGAATAAGGTGGAAGGGAGAGATAGTTACACCTTCAGACACGTACTTCAGACGGGAGAGTATAAAGCAGTGTTTGATCAGTCAAAAGCCAAGGAGGGGAGAAGGAGAGATATTTGGAGGACTTGACTGGGGCTTCAAACATTCGACTGTTCTTACTCTTGTCCAGTCTGAGGGTGAAGAAATTAACGTATTACTCACGAAGGAGTGGAAGAGAGAACGAATAGACAAAATATACGCCGATATTCTCACTATTTGTAACGAGTATCATCCGAGACTCATCAATGCAGACTCTTCTCACGTCTTCGAGAACAACAAGTTAAAGGAGCTTGGAGTCCCTTTGGAGCCTATATCCTTTGCTAAGGAGAAGGAGAATATGCTGAACAATCTCGCCTCTCTTTTGGAGCACGGGAAGCTCTCCATCTGGGAAGAGGAAACTACTCTCATCTCCCAACTGAGGGACTACAAGAAGGGACTTCGTGGAGGGGACGACTTCGTTGACTCTCTCATGCTTGCGGTGAAAGACGTCTACAGTCCCACATATTCCGTACCAGCTGAGAAAGTACCTTTCAAGGTGGTAAAATACTTATAGATAGGAAGGAGAGTGTCTTTGATGACAAGAGTTAAAGTTCTTGGGTCAAGAGGTCTCATAGACGAGAAAGACAGACTGATTAGAAGGCACTCTGGCCTCTTGATAGACGAGAGAATACTGGTCGACTGTGGAGAAAAAGAGTTTCTGGGTACTAAGCCAGATGTCTGTTTTCTTACTCATGCACACCCAGATCACTGGTTCCCTGTTAAGGAAAAAGTAGAGAAAGTTCCTCTCTCAGTGTACTGCTCTGGGAGAACTGCACAATTGCTGAATACTGAAATAGAACAAATTAGAGTATTCAAGAGGTTATCTATTTCTAGAATCAGAAGTCCTGACTACACTGTCTACACCTACCCTGTCGTCCATTCGATAAAGGCACCTGCGAACGGATACGTTCTGAGTCTCGGTAGCTCAAAGATAGTCATTCCGGGTGACGTACTTTCAGTGAAGGAGAGGATAAGAGAGAAGCTGTGGACAGATGCTCTAGTCTACGTGGGTGACGGTTCATCCATAGAGAGGGAGCTAGTTCGTAGAAAGGAGGGAGAGATATACGGACACGCCTCTGTCATGAGACAGCTTGGATGGTGTAACCAAGGAAAGATAGAAGTAGCCGTACTCAGACACTGGGGCTCTGAAACTGTCAAGAAGGGAATCAGATGGGCGAGAAGAAGGATAGAGCAGTTACTGGATGAGAAAGACTGGAGTTACCCATCAAGAGTAATTTTGGCTACCGACGGTGCGACTCTGGACATCGACAGCCTCCAAGTGAAGACTCCAGACGTTTCTCCGGTGGAGCCTAAGAGATTCATAAAAAGAGTACCAAGGGCTGGCTTGTATCTCACTCCTCCACACGGAGAGTTGATTTGGGAGAGGAAAAAGACTTTGATAGTCAAGAGCAAGAAGTTCGAGAAGTACGTTGGAGAGCCTCTCTACCTTCTCTCTGACGGAAAGTGCTATGGAATTCTGAGTCTTCGCTCTCCCTACAAGATAGATAGGAATGAGTTTGAGAAGCTGAGAGACAAGCACAGGATCTCTGATGAGGAAGTTAAAAAGTGGGGATGGAAAGGAACTCTGTGGGCCTACGACTTTGACCTCCTCAGAAGATTTGACCCTCCTCTGAGAGTACGAATTCCGAGAGGAGTACAGGTTTTCGTTGACTCTGAGAACATTAAGTTTGAGTAGTAAGACTTATAAATCCATCACGAGTAGATTATCTTAGGAGGTGTAAAGAATGACAGCTACGGTTACTGTAGAGGAGGGAAACGGCTCTACTCCCACTTGGACGACTGTCACTACTATAAGGTTCTGCAGCTCTGACACCTATGATCCACAGCTGAACTACCCGATTCTGATTCCCACATCTGGGAGCAACTACTCCTACTGGAAGAACGTCAGACTGGCCTGGACCGGAGACTACACACAGATCACCAACATCAAAGTCTATCCAGCTGATACTACTCTGGACTGGACCGGGTGTACTCTGTGGATAGGATGTACAGAGGGAACCTTCAATGCTGACAACGTTGGCTTGACAGACGCTCAGTACGTCCAAGCGACTGGGACTCAGGGAACCACTGGTGACGAGATGGTAGCCAATCACACCAACGTAGCTAGCAGAGACAGCTTGTTCAGCTACTCTTCGTCAAGTCCTCTGACGGTGGACACCACTCAGTACGGAACTGGTGGAGGACACTCCAAGCACATAGTCCTCCAACTGGAAGTCAGCTCTACAGCCACGTCTGGTGTGAAGACGGGAGAGACTCTCACTTTCCAGTGGGATGAGATTTAGATAAGATGGGAGCCTCCATCCAAGGAGGATGTAAGAATGGGATACAACCCTCAGTTGAAGTACGTCTGGAAGGCCGTGTATGCTGACGGGACCGTTCTCAAGCAGTTCGACGAGAACGGTAGGGAGAGGAAGTTCTCCGAGATAGACCAATCTAGATTGAAAATCTTCTCTTGGGAACCTGTATACAACGGGGGAAGGCCAGTGTCGGTGACGCTGAAAGAGGGACAGAGGCTGATAGCGTTCAGGAGAGTGAAGTGGAGACCTTTCTTGCCCGGCTCAACTCCCGTCATTCTGTACGCTATAGGTTGGCAGAGCACCGTCAATGGAAGAAACGTGAAGTCCATCACTTGGATCCTTCCAGACGACTCGGTGGTGGTTTCCGAGGACGTAGATACTCTTTTTAACGATAACAGTAGAAAAGAGAATGGAGGTGCTTGAGAATGGTAGGAGAAGCTGTAGGTATCTTGTCAGCCACGGCTGCCTCGGGTACTCTGGACATAAAGCCTCCCGCCGGGGAGGAATGGATAGTCCACAACGTATACCACGATGGGCCAGCCACACTCTACAAGACAGACGGAACGAACACGGTTACGATAGATACAGACACCTCTGGAGGAGTGTGGTCGGGGTTCTTCTTCCACGTCACAAACTCCCACTACCTACAGGTGAAGAACGACGACAGCTCCTCGAAGGTGCTCGGGTACGATGGAATCAGAAGCAAGTGAGGTGACTATCTTTGACGATACTTACGCCTAGGCTACGAATGTTCAGAGAGCACTCTCACTCTGGAGGTGTAGACGGTTCGGTCGTCCACTACAAGGCTCTACCGATCAGACCTGGTATGTTCATAAACGATGACTGGGGCGATGACAGAATATCCAGCAGAGTCCAGAGATCCGACAGATACAGACCGGAGTGGCAGGCTGTGAACGGCTCTTGGCAAGCCTCTGGTGGTGAGCTGAGAGAGACCACCATTACGGCTAACTGGGCAGAGATACAGACTCCTTCCAGCTTCACCGTCGGTTCCTGGGTGGTGAGAGGGAGTCTTGGGAACACCGGGAGCAACAACGATCTGGCTCTCAGATTCATGTACATAGACTCTCAGAACTTCTATCAGTTGCAACTCGGAGGAACTGGTAACTTCATTCTGGTCAAAGTGGTCGGTGGCTCTGCCTATCAGATAATATCCGATCCGTGGACGGTTGACACCAACTGGCACGTGATGAAAGTCACCAGAGACGAAGACGGGAACTTTGACATCTATCTCGATGGAACGTCCAGAGGGAGCACTCAAGACACGACTTTCTCGACTTCCAACTACATGAGATTCGCCATAGTGCAGTCGAGCACCGCTTCTCCCACTCGGATAGACTATGTGAAGGTGTATTGAGATGAGGACGAGATTTCCTTTCACGTATATAGATGCTAGGCACTCCCACTCCGGTGGACTGGACGGCCCAAGCTTGAACTACAAGGCTCTCCCCTTCAGAGGGAAGTACTACATATACGACGACTTCGGAGACTTGGTCAACCTGGATGAGGGTCTGGTCGGATACTGGAAGTTTGATGAAGGAAGTGGGACAACCGTCCAAGACAGCTCACCAGAGTCCAATGATGGGAACATATTCGGGAGTACGTGGACCTCAGATGCGGTGCTGGGCAACGCTCTGGACTTTGACGGATCCGATGACTACGTTTCCGTCCCGAACTCTTCTTCTCTAAATCCCTCAAGAGAAATAACTCTCACGGCTTGGATAAAGATCCCTTCTTATAACCATCAGGGAGTAATTTCAAAAGGAGTTGAGGCTGGTGCAGCTCTACCGTATTTTCTGAGTATCCAAGACGCTGGAGAGTTACGTCTCGGAGTCTGTAATACCAGCCCACAGGGCTTTCATGATGTCTGGGGCAGCACTGTACCTCTGAATCAGTGGGTTTTCGTCGCTGGGACGTTCTCCACCGACGGAAGACTGAGTGTCTACATCAACGGAGAGCATGACAACTCAGCCTTCACTTCAGCGACTGGGATACGCTCTAATACAGAGAAGGTGTACATCGGCTGCATGTATGATGCAGAAGGAGGGACTTACGGATTCTCGAACGGGATCATTGATGAAGTCCGTATCTACAACAGAGCTCTTTCTCCAAGAGAGATACTCCATCTCTACTCACATCCTTCCGGAACTCCCTCAGTGGTCAATAGCTTGCAGAGCAGAGAAATCTCCTCAGACGTGTTCAGGCCGTCATGGTCTCTCACTTCCGGCAGCACGGTTACTGGGGGTGGTCTTCTCACTCTCAGCAGCGGGAACACTATCATCTCTACATCTAGTGAGGCGTCATTTGGTGTCTGGGAGCTCAAATGGAGGTGGGACTCGATCCCCACCACGAAATGGCTGACTTTTCTCTTCCTGTATGAGGACTCACAGAACAACTGGAGAGTCGAGTGCACCTACGACGGCTCTGTCAAGCTCCAGAAGGTCGTTGGAGGAGTTTCTTCGTATCTTGTGACGGGTAGTTATACGGTGGACACCTCCTTTCACACTCTCAGAGTGGAGAGAGATGAGGGGAGTGACACCTGGAACCTCTACTTCGATGACACTCTCATTGGAACGGCGACTGACAGTGACGTCAAGACATCTACAGAGATGAGAATATTGAACGATGGTACGGATGCTGACGTCAAGCTGGACTACTTGAAGGTGTATCCTCTGGAGGTGGATGGATGACGATAGTACTACCAAGATTCTACTCGAAGAGGCGACATGACCACTCTGGTGGGAAGGAAGGACTGCAGACAGACGTCACTTCTCTCCCATACAGAGGGAGATACTACGTATTTGACACCTGGGGCGACAACCGAATGAGTGAGAGAGTCCAGATGGGAAACGAGTACAGACCGGACTGGATAGTCAGGAACGGCTCTTGGTCAGCTTCCTCTGGCTACTTAGAGAACTCCGTGAGTGACGGGTCAGCTGACATCTACACCACCTCCACCAAGTCGAGTGGAGTCTGGGAGCTCTCCATAAACAACTACACTCTCACCAACAACAACGATACTTCCTTCTTCATAATGAGCAGTAACTTAACTCCCACTATCGACGGAAACGGATACTGCTACCGACTTAACCCCAACCATGCCGATCACTACTTGTACAAGTACGTCGGCGGCAGTCCGACTGCTCTTCTCTCCTTCTCATACACGTTCACTTCCAACAAGTGGTACAAGCTGAAAATCGTCAGGGACGAAGATGGAACTTTTGAAGTCTACCTTGGTGACGAACTTGGATACGACTTGAAGGGAACCGTGACGGACAAGACTTTCATGAGCTCGAAGTACATGCTCATCATTCACTCCACTATCGGACTTCAGACTACTTATTACGATAACTTGAAAGTGTATTGAACAGGAGGTGGAAGAAGTGAAGATCTGGAGCACCGTGAGCTGGACTGGGGCTGGAACTTCAGACGATCCGAGGAGACCAGACATCAGTGGAGTTTCCTATGCCGTCCTCGAGGTTCCACACACTTCTCCAGAGACTGGGACGTACTGTCTAGTGAAGGCTGCCGGACTCCCTGGAGACGTTTCCGCTCTGACTTCTATCGATGACCAGCAAGCCATAGCTCTGATGACTCCCGTGAACCCGTCTCTCACTTGGTCTTCTCTGGAGGTCGCTGATCCGGAGTTGGAGTCTATCGGAGACACACTTGGTGTCGATGTAAAGGAAGTCAGGAACAGAGCTTCTGGGAACTTGTCCTACAGGGAGTGGGAAGTCGTAAGAGCTCTTGCCAACAAGAAGGGCGTGGACGTTTCTCAGTACGAGTGGGACGTTAAGCAAGGGAAGTGTGTCCAGTTCGAGTCTGCTCTCAAGCTTCTGAGGTAGGGTGAGAGAGGTGCTTTTGGATGAGACAGGCTCTCTCGGCTTCGATACTCTTCTCGAGACTGGATACGTCGTCTTTCCACCTCTCACGGAGACTGGGACAAGGCTGCTGGTGAGGACCTACTCGACTGACGCTTCTCTCTGGGTCAGTACGTACGTAAGCTCCTCCGTGTCGGCTGCTCTCTCCGCTCTTCTCTCCCAGAGAAAGACGACGGATGTTGGAATGGAAGCTCCCTTGCTTGCGGAGAAGGTGAAAGACGCTTCTCTGGAGAGCGTGCTAATGCAGACGTACATCACCTCTGGGCGGAGAGCGACTGAGACTGGAGAGGTGTTCTGGGGCGTTTCAGAGTCTGGGCTTACCGGAGATCCGATACTCGAGGATGGAGAGATCCTTCTTGGAGCTTATGGTCTGGTCATGGAGAGTGTCCTTAAAGGGGTGCTCTCTGCCTCAGCCTTACTTGAGGGGGTCATGAAGAGTGCTTTGAGCACCACCGCCACTCTCTCCTCCGTTCTCGGCCTCTCCGAGACCGTGAGTGCTTCGGTAGAGAGCGTTCTCAAGGCTCTTGCCTCAAAAGACGCTGCTCTTGAGGGACTTCTCCTCGGGACCTATCAGAAGGGAGTCGGACTGGAGGCCGAGATCGAAACACTCTACAACAAAGTCGCCTCTCTAGAGGCAGTCTTGTTCACTCCGATGACTCTATCAGCCACTCTCGACGTCGCTCTTTCTGCTCTCAGAAACGTCGGTCTTGCTCTCGAAACTGTCACGGCCTCGAGGCTCTCTCTCGGATCTTCTCTGGAGGGAGTCATACTCGGAGTCTACACTCTTGGCACGCCTCTCTCCGCTCCTCTCTACAAGTTTCTTACAACGACTCTGAGCATGGATGTCGCTCTCGGGTTGAGGAAAGCCGTTACGTCAAGCTTAGATTCTGTTCTCTTAAATAGGAGGGTTTCTTCTGCACTTCTCGAGGGAGTCATCTTGGGCACTTACACGCTATCGACTCCCATGGACGTAGCTATCTACTCCGTAATGGAAACTTCAACAGCCCTGGATGCTCCTCTGTACAACCTAGAGAGTGTACAAGCACAGATGGAAGTGGCACTCAAGTACATGCTGACCACTTCGGTTTCTCTTGACGCTCCTCTCTTCTCAAGGAGAGTCACCGCTCCGACTCTCTTCGCCCCTCTGTACTCCGTGGAGAGCACACAGACGTTTCTCTCGTCCTCTCTCTATAGGCGACTATCAGATTCTCTCTCTCTTACAACTGCTCTGAAGTATTCTCTATCTTCTTCCGTATCTCTCTCCGCCGCTATCTACTCGACGCTGCAGAAAGGTACTCTGATGGAGAGTCCTCTGTACACCCTTCTCTCTCTCGGAGCGTCAATGGAGACACCACTCTACAGAGTTCTCAGTGCCTCGTCCACTCTAGAAAGCTCACTGTACTACTTGCTTACGGAGAGTCTTTCTCTTGAAGGGTGCATCTCTGCCAGGAAGAGCTCCACAGCCTCACTGGAGGCACATCTGGACTGGTTCGCTAAGGAGAGAGTGGTTATCTACTTCACACAACCTGGGAGGCTGATAGTTTCCTTTGAATAGGAGGGATTATATACCATGAGAGGCTTAGGAAGTTCTGGAGGATGGTTGCCTTGTCGGTAGAGTTTCTTGTGGGAGAGACCGTCACCATCCAGGGAAGGATGATGGACATGTACAGGAACATTCTCCTGGATGCAGACTCTGGGACGGTGACTGTCAAGCTTGGAGACGTCACGAAGGTGGATGAGCAGCCCATGACCAAAGTTCAAGACGGAGTCTTCGAGTACTACTACGTCCCAGACGAGACTGGCTTCCACGAGGCCATCGTGACTCTCGTTAAGTCTGGAAAGATACTCAAGGAGAAGTCGTACTTCCGGGTGGTCGAGTGAGAGTGGAGGAGCTTCTGGAGCCGGAACGCTTCAAGGCTGAAGGGATAGATAAAGACATGGAGAACAAAGAAGAGAGATGGAGAGAGCTAATAGCAGATTTGAGATACTTGGGAAATAGTGCCTTTCCGAGACTCAAAGAAGGAAAGAAATGGGGTGACTGGGATCTTCCTCTGGTCAGAAAGTACTTTGCCAAGATAGTCGACACTCTGAGGAGCATCTATTTTCCTATCATTCCTCCTTGGCCTCCTTTTTCCGATTTGTATGAGAAAACGACAGGAAAGTCCGCTGGACGAGCTCAGAGAGCTTCTTTCTGGCTGCTCTACAGAGAGGCTGAGAAGTACATGGAGAGGAACCCTCCAAAGAGCATAGAAGAAGTTAAGGAGTGGGAGAAGAAGCGTAAAGAAATAATTAAATTAGGACGTTTTCCTCCACTTGATAAGATTGATCCTCCGTACGTACAGAAGCTTACGGACAAAGAACTAGTTACTCTTTATAGGTATCTACATCACCTATACAGGGTAAGAGGTAAAGTGTGGGAAGACTTGCACAACGCTCACGTCTTTGTGGGAATAGAGATGGTGAAGAGAGGAATATACAATCAGAACAAGATAGAGGATGCTCTGACGGAAGCTACCAAGCTCGAGATTCTCGAGTATCCCACTCCAAAAGGGATACAGCACACTCTCTCAGACGTTCCAAGGGAGCTTGTGGAGAAAGGATACGTCACAGTCGAAGACGTCTTGAAGTACTTCCCGAAGGAGATAGAGATACGTGTTCCTCCCTCTTCTCTCTATCTCACGGGAAGACTAGTCAACGAAGGGAAGATCCCTGTGGAGTACCTCTCTCCTGACTCCAAGCACGATATCGACGTCATCCACAGGGGACAGTACGACAGGAGAATTCCAGAGGCTCTTGCCATGCTCCTCCCTCCCTGGCTGGCTAGGAAGATACACTATCATCCAGATCCAGACGGACCTCTTGAGGGGTGGGGCATCCCTCTCTACAATCTCTCCTTCAAACGCCTTCCTCTGTCGAAAACTAGGAGAATTTCTCCCTGGGAGGTGTACGATCTCTCTCTCGTGGTGGGCAAGCCTTTCGTCCCGGTCAAGCCGAAGTCTGGGTTCGGAAAGACGGAGTTCTGGGACCCAGAGGAGATGTGGGAGAAGTGGGGGAAGGAGAGGATAGAGAGAGGAATAGTTGTACAGAGAAAGTATGACGGTCGAAGGTTCACGTTCCACTTCGACAGGAAGAGAGGGATCCTGAAGCTCTTCACCGAGGACAGGCAGAGGGACAGGTCTGATGAGCTGAAGGCTGCTGTCCAGGAGTTCATGAAGGAGTTCAAGGGGGACAGCATCATTCTGGACTTAGAAATAGAGGCGTACAGACTTCCTCCCAACGTCAAGGTGAAGAGTGCTGAGGGGAAGGTGAAGCTCGGTACACTCATCCCTAGAGAGGACACTGCCGCCTACACGGTGGGAAAGGTCTCTGAGGATCTTCTAGACAAGGCTGTTTTTGAGGTCTACGACATTCTCTATCTTGACGGCAGAGATCTGACGAAGGAAGGGTACTTGGAGAGAATCAAGACAATACACAAAGTGCTCCCCAAGAATATGTACTGGTGGAGAGCCACACCCTTCGGTCTGGCAAGGAGCAAGAAAGAGTTCCTCTCACTGGTGGAGAAGTTCAGGAGCATACCCGGCTCTGAAGGTGTGGTGTGTAAAACTGCTGACGCTGTCTATCCGGTGAAGTACTCCGGGGAGAACAGAACTGACCAGTTCTGCAAGCTGAAGAATCTCAAGGAAATAGACGTCATGGTCTACAAGGTAGTACGTAAGAAAACGAGAGAAGGGAAGCCTCTCAATCAGTACATGTACGAGTGTGCATACTTGATTCCGGGAGACAGAAGGGACGAGTTCTGGAACTCCTTTGAGTACAAGGGAAGATGGTATGCACCGATAGGAAGATCCTACTCGACTAACGTAAAGTGTGACGTAAGTGACATTATAACGGTCATGCCTATCAGAATAAGAAAGTACGAGAGAAACGGAAAGACAGCTTTCACTTGGATGTTTCCTCTCTTTAAAGAGAAAAGAGAGGACAAGAAGGAGCCGGACACTCTCACCACAGTCGAGAGGATAGCGAAGGTTGGAACTGCTCCTCTCTCCGTAATGTCTGAGGAGGAAATAGTGCACAGATTGGAGAGGTGTCCGTTCTGGAGAAATCCCTCAATATGTCCTTTTGCACTCAAGTTCGCTGCTCCGATGGACAATCTCTCAAAGGAGTACAGAGAGGTACTTAGATTCCCTGTTAGATGCAGATTCGCCTACATCTATAAGTGCAGATACTGCAAGCCGTACTATTACGGGATTGTTCCGATAGATTCAAGCATGGTCGAGGACTCTCTCCTCTCTGACGACTGGAGGATGATAAGGAAGGTGGACATGGTTGCTAAGTACATGGAGTATCCTCCCAAGCAGCCAGTTCCCTTCGTCATCCAGAGGCACCAAATAGGAAACTCTCAGCACTTCGACTTCAGGCTGAAGGTGGACGGATACTTAGTGGGCTGGTCGATTGTTGGTTTCTCCACCGAGAAGCCAGCCACCATCGAGTATTTGCTCAAGAATATCGGAAAAGGATTCAGAGCAGAAGAAAAAAGTCGTCAACCCCCTTCTTGGATTAGTGTCTCCGGGGTGGTCAAACCTGGTGAGGTGGGTGCAGG